GTCATCATTTTTAATCCCATTGCATCCATTGCTGTACCACCAGAACTTCCGTTTCCTCCTGTCATAACGATTTTAGGTAGATTAATTTCAGCAAGTGCTTTTGCTACACCAATTTTTGTTTCCTTATCAATAGTTGCTCTTGTTAATGGGTCAAGACCAGCTGCTACTTTCAATCTGTTTGCTTCTGCTTCTGCTTGACCTTGTGCAATAACCTTACGTTTATCAAATTCTGCTTTTTCAGCAGCCAATCGAGAAACTTCTCTTTCTTGTTCTGCTTTTGTTACTGCTAATGCTTTTTGTTTTTCTTGTTCCCATTTTGCTTGAGCAGCTGCCGCCTTACCTTTTTCTTCGATAAGGATTGCTTGTTGTTGTGCTTCAACTGCTTTTGTTTTTGCAGTAATTACAGCAAGATTGGCTTGCTTTTGAGCATCAATTTGGTCTTGTGTTGTTTTATCATATTTAATATCGGTGATAGATACAAGTCCACAAGTTATACCATATTGACTAAAAGGAGAAACTTCTTGTCTTTTATAACCCATAGGAGCATTTGGATCTTCTATACGTTCTGACATTGTAATTACTTCTTTTTCACCAGTAATATCATTCTTTTGTTCTACTTTTATAGTCTTCATTCTATAAACACCATTATTCAACTGGTCTGTAATATAATCAATCAAATCTGTACGTGTTTCAGAAACTGATTGTAATGAAGTCATAAGTGGACCACACGAAATAACTACTTTATACAATGTTGGTCGAACAAGATTACTAATCAATGCTCTTTCAGAACCAAAATCTCGTTGTATTTTCTTCATATTTTCTTCATCATTAGGTAAAACAACCCGGAATGAACCAATAATAAAACCCTTTCCTTTCAATTTTGTTATCGTATTGCTCTTTATCAATACTTCTATGACTTCATTTAATCATAGTTCAGAGTACATTTTCACCTTCAACATTACTTGGTAAGGGCGGGAGACTCTTGGAATTGTTATATTCTGTATAATACAGTTTCAAATTCTACTCGTTACGATGTTAAGGTTATTTTAACCACCTTAATTATCACGGTATTGGCATCTCAGCGTTTCACCGTTATTCCCCCGTAATTATTTAAAAGATTTCTCTCTTAAACGACAATATTCTAAAAAAACATTATATTTTCTTTCTAAATAAATTTTTGAATCTTTATATAAAAAACTTGATAGTCTATATGCAACATTTTCTTCACAAGCAAACACAAAAATATTTTCATTTCCATCTTTATGTTTTCTAAAAAGTTTTCTATTTCCAATTGGTAAAAAATTTTGTAATTCTGTTAAAAAATCAAAAGTTCCTATTATATTCATGGTTGGTTCTGTATGAATTTTATTTCTCCAAGTTAAACAACCATCTCCATCTACATATCCTCTTATAAAATCTTTTATTAATGATTCATCAGAAAAGATATTTTTATTTGGAAACTTTAACGTAGTTGATTTTGCTGGTGTCAATCCATATGAAATAAATTTATCATACATATGATTACAAGTAAAAGATAATCTACAATACTTATGTCCATTAGAAAAACCAAATTTAATATTATTAGAATAAGAAATAAATTGTTTAAATTTTTCCATATGATTTAAATCTTTTATCCCTAAATTTAATGATATTATTTTATATTTTTTTGCAATATTACCATCGGCAAATAAAAAACCTAACCAATATGCTTTTTCTTCTGTATCTATAACATCAAAAATGTTTTCATTTACTTTTATCAGATCTTTTCTTTTTACTATAATACCATTTGATTTTAACACCCTTGCTATTTTCTGTCTACAACTTTTCATAATTAAAGCAATTTCATTACACGTAAGTCCTGAATTATATAATGCTATACATTTATCAACAATAATATTTCGATTTCCATGTATAACAGAAACACCGTGTTTTTTTAAATATTTAGAAATTGTTCTTTCTGTCATATTTGTTTTTTTTGAAATTTCTTTTAACGTCGCTCCAGAATTATATAAACCAATTGTATTAAATTCATCTAATCTTTTATTTGTATCCATAATATTCATTTTTTTTATTATTTATTTAAAATGTTACATAAAAGATACAAATTTATTTAGAAAAGATTATATATCATTTAATTAGATTCTATCTGAAAAGGTTACAGATGCTGCATGATTGCTTTCATCCACATTAATAGCACCACGTTCTTCGTCATAAGCGGTAAAATCAATTTGTGATGTTTTACTGTACTCTTGTACATTACCCATCATTTGAAATTGTAGACCACCTTCTGTCCAAACGTCATACTGACCTGTAATTGGATATTGGCAAACATAGTTTTTTGACTTATCTGTATCTTCGGCTAGGCTACAGAAAACCCATACAACAACAATTGCTACAACTGCTGCGAAAATGCCTTTAATGAACTTTGACATATAAAAACAATTTTAAAAAATTAAACAAATTTAGTTAAATAATAAAAAGGAATTAACATTTTTGGAAACTCGATTTTCTCTCTTGAGAATCTGATAAGTCCAATCATTTGTAACACGCATACAAAATAGTATAGAACTAAAAGTATGCAAAATACCGTTGTAAAAAGTCTAATCCAAATCATATCTATTAAAAATTAAAAGTTTTTACCATACATTCTTTCTCTAATTACGAACAATGGGTCATTATAAGGCATTATCCCATCAACAAAAACTCTTTTTAGAATTGATTTAGAGTTTTTGTGTTGAACATCATCAAATCCGTCTATATATTTAATAACACCATCATCGTCTTTATAAACAAGACAACAGCCTCTCTGCGATTTTTTAAAGTTTGCACCACAATCTCGGTCTGTTTTCGGGTCTTTGAAGATTTTAATTGGTTCTCCATTAACAACACCAGCGGTTGCTTTAATTGCAATAGAATACGTATCTCTTGTATATGGAGACAATAAACCATTTTCTTCAATACAATTAAATGAGAAACTTCCTGCACCAAATACAATATTATTTGAGGCAAATCCTGCTTCCATTAACTTATGATAAATAAGTTCTGCTCTTTGTTGAGTAACACCGTCACCATAAATACAACCGATATGTGGGTCTAATACCTTATATCCCTTTGAGTTGATTGTTCCACCAAAAATATCCCACAAACATTGAATTGTTTTTGTTGAAATTTCAACAATATCACCGGAATCGGGACGAACTAAAAGTTTACCGTTATGATTAAGAATTTCTTCTTTTAATTCTGGTAAAATGTTAGTAACCAAATTCCAATAATCATAAGTATCAGAAACGAAAGAAAAACTTGCATTTGGATATACTTCTGTAAGCAATCGTTTTAGCAATGTTTTTTCATCTCCATCAACAGCAAAATTACTTGCAATAACAGAATGTTCTGTTGAAATTGCTGAATAACCAACTACATTATCTTCACAATTGCAACAATAATATCTTTCAAGATATGGAATTGCAGGAATTGTCGCTGTGCCAACAAAAGATAACAACCATGCTGCTGATGCTTTTGTTGCTTCTTGCAAACAAGACATTCCTCGAAATCCAAAATCAGAAATTGCACGGTTGTGGGGTACATTATCATCAACAGTTAAGTCATAATAACGGTCAACAATTTTTCGATAACTTCTACCTACTTCTGCATGAACGCATGATTTCCAAATTTCAGAAGATAACAATGATTCTACCCATTGTACTACCCAAGCAAAATCTTCGTGAGTATTTGTAATCTCAATACAAGGAACTTTCATTGGAACAGATGTACCCTCTGGAACACTCCAAATATCAATAGGGAGATAACCAAGTTTATGCAAAGCAATAACTTTTTCAACACCATAATTACCCTTTCCTAACATAACATCAAGAACTCGTGTGTATTCTGCCACAACAACTTCTTCTGGTAAGTCAAAAAAGTTTTCTTTGAAATAATCTACAAGGTATTCTTTACAGAATGCTTGTAATCCGAAAAACGTCAGAGTATCACTATTTGCAAGTCTACTCTTTCTTGGTGTCATATAAGATACCAATTTTGTAATTCCTTTTGGAAACTGTTCTGCGTGTACTTGTTTATATCCGTCGGATAACAATAACGCAATTGTGTTTTTTGGTCTATCGTATATCATATCTATTAATTTTATAGTGCAAAAGTAAACAAAAAAATTAACATTTCAAAATTTTTGGAGAAAAATATTCATTTATTTTAATATTTTTGAAAACGTCATTAAATTCTTTAGTTCTATCTACTTCATCACAATGAGTAACATCAAGAATTAAAGAACTGTTTTTTACCAAGTTACTTGTATTATTATAATCTGATATTATTCTATCCTTTAAATTTGGAATATTAAGAATACCATATCGAAATTCACCTTGATTATCATTATAAGCATTTGTTTCTTCTTGTTTTATGTCTGTAGAAACAACAGATTTCTCACATTCATTTTCAAAATCTCCATTTCCATGTTTTGTAATATATGGTCTTGTTATATATCTATATTCAACAGAATCAACAGTTGTAAATATTTCATTTATTGCTTGTACAGCATATAAAGAAGTCGTATTTGTTGGTGTTGTTCCTGCAATATCTTTTCCTGTGTCAGTTAATAACAAACCTTGACCATTTTCAAATATAATTTGTTCGTATGAAGAAAATTTTGTTTTTGCTTCTGTGTCTGATATAAAAACAATTCTATGTTTCATAATAATACAATCTTCGATAAAATGAGCAATCATATTATCATTAAACCATATTGACTTATATTCAGATTCTAATTCGCCAAGAATATCTGTATAATATTTACGGACAATCGCAAGACAATTAAACTTATCAATATAAGTTAATTTCATGAAATCACAAAAAGAAATGTTTGCAACTTGTTTTGAATATCTTTGAATTGTATTCCATATACCCATACCACAACTTCCGTGTTTGTTTTCTTTTCTTCGTACTTCCATTATAAGATTAGCCAAAGAATCAAATGGTGTTGTGAATCGGCATTTATCGCTACAATATACTTTTGTGCTTTCATCTAAATATAAGTTATTATATTCTATGACAAACGCCATAGGATTTACAATAAATGTTTTGTAAAAATAATTATCTGCGTTAAAAAGTGTTCCAGAGCCGAAGTGTTTAAAGGTTACATAACCACCATTATCTTTTTGATAAGAGTGCCCTCTTTGTGGTCCTCCATTTGTAAGAACATTTAAGGTTTTTCCATCGAAATTGCGTGTACAAGTTGCACAAACAGTTCCTTTACCTTCATCACCATAATTTGCTCCTATGATTATCTTCGCTTTCATAATACAAAGATAAACATTTTTTTATAAAGAACAAAAAAAAGAGGAACTTTTTTTAGTTCCTCTTTAATTATTACCAAGAAATTTCACCTTCGTTAATTGGTCGTGGTCCGTTTTCTATTGAATCACTTATACACTCGACAATTGTTTTGTGTAATTCATTCAATGTACTTACTTTATTTTTTTGACCAAGTAGTTCACCAAAAGATTCTTCTATTCTTTTTGCATAATAACTGTATGCATTATCCTCATCGTCTACTGATATATGATAAATATCAAATTTTTTAGACGCTTCTTCATACAATTGTTTTGTTTCAATGTGTGATTGTAATTTACAACCAAGTGCTTTTTCAAGTTCAACACAAGGTAGATAAGGATTTAATGGTTCATCACCCAAAGTAATAATAATTCCTTTACGTCCTTGTTTATCGAAACAATCCAATTTAGTATTATGCAATCCGAAATACCATGCTGCTGAATAAGATTCATAAGCATTACCACCACCACCAAATTCAAGATATAGTTTATCGAGATTTTCTGCAATACGAACATCTGATTCAAATTGAGATGCTTGTATTGGAGATGTATCGTATGCTAAATCACCGATACCCATTACCATAAATTCAATATCAGAAAATTTCTCATACAATTCAGTCATAATAACACCCAATGCTTCTGCTGTTTTCTTACAAGATGCACCCATAGAACCAGTAACATCAAGAGCAAGAATAACAGGTATTGTGTTAGGATGTTCTTCTGAATTTGCACATTCTCTTATAACTTTATAAGGATTCAATGCCTCGTTTAAGCACTTTTCCTTATAAACTTGTCCTCTAACAAAACCAGTTGTGGTATCATAAGATTTACCACAACTAGTTGAGTAACTTGCATACGCATGTGTTGTAAAAGATCCACCGCCCATATCTACTACTTTTTATCTTTTTTTACTTTCACAAGTATCTGGAACAACTTCGCAATCATCTTCATCATCTTCGTCAATTGCACCGATAGCGTCAAACGAAAATCCGTCCATCATTCCGTCAAAAGGATTATCTTTTCCCATAAACATAGACATCATCATCATTTGAGACATATCACCACCTTTGCCACCAAACATTTGAGACATAAGCATAATTTTCATAATGCCACCCAAACCTTTTGATTTGAAGTTAGAACCAAGCATTGAAACGATTTTTCCGTAGAAATAAACATTTCCCATGAATACGTGACGTTCTGGAACGATTTCACGAATTTCTGAATTTTCGTAGTCAATTACTTTGATAGATTTTTTGTAAACCTCCAAAACACATTTTGGTTTACCATCAACAAGAATAATGTCACCAATTTCAACTTTATTTGTTGGAATTACGAAGAAGAAGTCTTCTCCAATGTTAAAACAGAAATTTGTAACATTTGTTAATGTTTCTTTCTTCAAGTTATAGGTCTTATAACCATTACTTGTTTTTACTGCGATACTACCATTCATTGATAGTCTGCACATTCCTGGACTAATTTTTCCGAACAGTCCGTTAAATAAACTTTTTGTTTCCTCTAACATAATATTAATATTTTTTGAATTATTTTTTGCAAATATACTAAAATTATTTTAAAAATCCAACTCTGCTACATAATCAAGAACTTCTTGTGTATGTTCTATAGATTTTGTTGTTGTAAGAAATACTTTTCGTGGTTTAATAAACTCTTCCCAAAGTTTTCCTTCGGTTATGGAATTTTCAACGTGAGAAGCATAGATATAGATTTTTTTATCTTCAAAATCGAAACCTTCTGTTTCTACAAGTTTTTTCAAACCATAGTAAATACTTCCACCGTGAGAAATTATATCATCAATTATGACAATATTTTTTGTTGAAAATTTTACCAAATCTTTTACTGTAAGATTAGATGGACTTTTAATTTCAATACCTTTAATTTCTCCAGTTTCCCATTCACGATGTTTCTCTGCATAGAAAATCTTTGTATTAGGCGATGAACTTGTTTCTTTTGTCTGATTATTGAAATCGTTTACAATGTCACCATATCTCTTCATTGCACTCTCATCTGGGAAATATACAGCATTACATTCAACACGTTTTAAGAAATTAACTATATTGTCGTGAAGATTTTCGTGTAATACTACTACATTATTAAACAATGCTTGAGATACATTAGAATGTGGGTCGTAAACAAATACACGATTAAAGCACAAAGAATTGATAAATCGAGCAAAGAATTTGAGCGTAAAAACTTCACAGTCTTTCTTTACTCTATCCATTCTTGCATTTGGTATATAATACAACCACAAATTAACTGGCATACGTAACTGATATTCATCAAGAAACATTTTTAACATCATAAGTAAAGAACATTCGTCTTCTCCAGAATAATACCATTCTATATTATTTGGCATTTCTTCGTTCAAAAGACGATATTTATCACTATCTATATCAAGAAGACAAAATGTTCCATCTGGAAAATGTTTCTTTTCTATTTCAACACTATTCAAACGAATCATATTATTCCTCCTTTTTGTTTCTATTAATTACTGTTATTTGACAACATTCCATCGTATCAAGAGCAGATTCGTGTGTCTTTTGGTTTAAGCATGAACAACATTCTGCATCACAAATAATTTCTGCATGTTCTCTAATTGTATCGTTTGCTTTCAAAAGTAAAGCGTTTGATACAACACAAATTCCTGTACATACACCAACTAATGTGATTTCATAATTAATGCTATAACCATCATCAATAAGATATTCTATAGCATCAACTAAAGAATCACTACCAAAAGTTTTTTTATTAATTACTTCTGCATAAGTATTACGACTTCTTTCATCTGCAGCAACCATTATATCTTCATCAATACACCAACCTGGCGTACCTTCAATACAATGTTTTACAGGGAGATGTTTCCCTTCGCTTGTATTAAGATAATCTCTTTGATGTGTATCTCTTGTGAAGAAAATTTTATCCCATTTTTCACTTTTAATTTTTTTCAAAACAGCAGATTTTACTCTTTCTGCGTCCCAATTGGCAAGACTTCCTGTTAGGAAATCGTTTTGCATATCTACTACAATTAAAATTCTCATTTTACTCATATAATACTCCTCCTAAATCTTTTTTTATAAATTCAATAGTTTTTTTTGAACAATTATCTATATCAATTATAAAACCATCTTTCGGGATTCCTTTTGCTTTACAGCGTTCAAAGATAAACTCTTGTAGTTTTTTATAATCAATAATTTCTTTTTTTCTTTCTTCGGTTATAATTTCATCATAAACCCATTCATCTTTATCTTTATCATAATGAGTACGACCGAAACCAATTTGATGAAAAAACCAATCAACAGTTTCGTCAAGATGTTCTGTTGCAGAAAATTCTCTTACAGAAAGTTCTCCACCCATTCCACTAAAATCCCAATCATTATGCTCTCTTTTATAGTTTTCGAGCATTTGTTCTAATTCTTTTGCTGTTTTTCCATTTTTTTCTACAACAAACAACTCACTTGAACTGTTTGTTATTACATCAGAAAAACTCTGAATACGTATAATAAATCTCTTTTTCATATTTTTTAATATTAAAATTTTAACCTAAATGATAACGAATAGCAACTGTTTCAAGTTTTTCTTGCATATCCCAATCAGGATTCTCACCTAATGAGAATAACAACACTTCATTTTGTCTATTGTCTTTTAAGTATTTTTCAATTTCTTCATAATCACAATCAAGTTGAGTTTTACTCCATATTTTGTTCCAATCTTCTCTTGTTAAATCTTCGTATGTTTTACCACGAAACTTTTTATCATTACTCCAATGATATTTTGGGTCCCAAGTATCAATATTTGGATAAAATCTTTTTGCGTCTTCATTAAAGAAATGTTTAATATCTTGACGAAGAAGATTTCTACATTCTTCTGCTGTTTCCCCACGATGGTCGTAATCCCAACCACTAGGCAATAGATAACCAGCGTATAATTCAATATCAGAATCATCCGCATCTTTCAATAAAACAGGCTCTGCATATTCGCTTCTCCAATTAGGATAAAGACCATTAAGAATTTCTTTTACTTTTTCTACATCTCCGTTGTTGTCAAATACAAACAATTCACTTGAACTATTTGTGATAACATCAGAAAAACTCTGAATTTTAAACGTGAATAAAATTTTATTTCTTTTCATATTTTATTGTTTTTAAAACTGTTAAATCAAAACTACTTCTTGTAATCGTTATTGGATTGTCAAGAATCAAATTTTTACTAAAAGATTCCGGTTCGTACAATGAACAATTAATTATTTCGCTTTCTTTTAATAATGGATAAAAATGAGCACCAAATGATATTTTTGAAACATCAAAATCATTCCACATGGCTTCCAATTTTTTAAAAGCACTTTCGCTGTATCGTTGTGTACAACGACCAGAATCCATCATTGGCAGTAACACAAAATAAAAGATTTTATCTTTATATTCATCATAAATTTCTTTGAATCTAATAACAGATTTTTCGTCGGAAATAACATAGTGTAAATTTATCTTTGTCTTTGTAAAGTTTGATAAATTTTCTACTGCCTTTCTCCACGTTTTTTGTATTTTTGGATTCCATTCATTTGCACTCACAGCAACACCGCCACACAAATCATTTGTAGCCTTTAGCAAATCCCAATGGAACTTTCCTTTGGACGATAATGTTATTCCATTTGTTGTGTAATTAGGAACAATATCAAATTTTGCAATTGTTTTTAGAAAATTGATAAAATCTGGGTGTATTGTTGGTTCGCCCAAACTTCCTATTGCTACTTGAAACGGTTTGTCGTTTTCTGACATATTACCAAAAAACAATTCTGCCTTTTGACAAATATCATCATAGAATTTACCGTTGTTTGATGCTCCTGCATAACAAAACGGACAATTTAGATTACACATTGTGCCGAGAGCAATATCATAAAATTCTGATTTGTCTGCTGGCAATTCTTTTGCAGAACCATCACCCATTCGAAAGGTTTTGCCATCAATCCACGTTGCATTGTAATTACATTCTGGAAATTTTCTCGTTTTTACTTTCATGTCTATTTTATTTTAACAATGCAAATATAAAAATAAATTTTGATATAAACAAATTTTTTCACAATTATTTTCCAATAGTCTGCCAATATTTATCAAAAATTTGTTTTCCGACAACATCACCATATTTATTTGGTTTAATCCATTCATACATATCAAAATCAACAATAAACTCATTAATAAACATAGGGTATTTCTTACACATTTTTTGCATAATATTGTTTACTTGTCTTATTTGAATCTTTTGTACAAGAGAAACAATACCAAATATTTTTAATATTTTTGCAAAAAATCTATCAATATAATCATACCAATTTGTTTCTCTACGTACACTATATTCACCTAATGCCCAACGAAGCGTTCCATCATATAAACCTAATAGTGTACAATTATAAGAGCCAAATTTTTCTTTATCATATACAAAAACTCTTATTTTTCTGAATTTTTCACCAATCTCATCAATTGCAGAATTAAAATCACCTCCATTCATACTAAACCAACAATCACCCCATTCGTGAAATGTACATGGTTTCTTTATCTTGTATATTTTATACAAATCATCATCTAATTCTTGGAGACTATTAAATTGAGAAATATAGTTTGCAATTCTTGTTTTATCGTCATCATTAAGATAATTCTCACAATTCACTAACGTATCCCAATCTGTTCCTGTTGATTGATATATATGATTCAATTTTCTCCAATAAGCATGAAGATATTTTATGTTTGTTTTCCGAAAAGATTCAAACAATAAAATATCTTCTTTATTATTTATAATGTCTGTAAAATCTGCCATGCTATATTATGATATGTAATAAATTATTCTAACATTATCTGCACTAATATAACCAGTTTTAACATATTCAGTTAAAAAAGAAACATAATTGTTTAGTCGAATAAGTGCAATTATATCCCAAAATTTTTCTGTTTGAAGATACTCAAGTTGTTCTTTATTATAATCAAAACAATCATCTTCTTCGTTTTCTTTTTGTTCGTCAATACGTCCATCTTTACTAAGAATAATGTTTTCTATTCTTTCGAGTTTATTCATAATGGCTTTATGGTTTATAGCATTAGATACTTTACTTGAAGTATTGTCTAATTCTACAAATAATTTATCTATTTCTTTCTCATAACAACTTTGTAATTCACCAAGAGTAAAATACTTATAAGAGTAATGATATTTATATCCATCTGAATCAACTTCATCTTTTTTTAATGCATCTTGTAATTCTAATGATGCGTCTTGTGGAATACCATTATGTGTCCCGATAAGTTCTTCTATATCATCAGTAAAACAACAAGCACATTCTGAAAAATAATTCTTTTCCATCATTTTTTTCCCAGCAATGGTATATGATTTTGGCTTTCTTGATTTATACCTACATAATTTTTGCAATTCTTTCCAAATGTTAGAAAAATAATTGACGGAATAATCTTTGCCACAAATCTTTTTAACCATTTTGTATCTTGAAATACTAAATGAAGAAAAGAATATTTTCATTGCTGATTTTGCAGATATTCCATTATATTCATATTCTGCAAACCAAGATAGTAAATTCCAATTACCATCTTCATCCTTTGTTTCTATACGATATGTAATATCTCTACTCATAATTTTTTATTATTTAAAAGATTTCAATTGCATATTGAATTGCTTCTAATGCTAAAAGAATAGTAATTACAGCAAAACACAAAAGAATTATATAATTCTGAATTGTTTTTTTGCCACCAATAAAGTTTCTTTTAAAGAAAGAAACTGTTCCGAAACCAAAAGCGATTGCTAAAATCGCTACAACAATAAATGTAACCATATTATATTATTTTTTTAATTTACGCCAAGTTAAAATAAATTTTGCAAAAGATTTATCGTCTTTTATCTTATATTCTTTTTTATCTATGTAAGCAGACATCTCTTTTTTACCTAAATCACATTCAAATACATACCAATCTAGCCAAGAGTATTCATCAACATCTTCTTTATTGTATTCTTCAATGAAGAAACACCACATTTTATTGATTGCTTCATAAAAGAAATCATTCATGCCAAAAACACAACCTTTACTTTCCGGAGCATATTGTGCCATTGCTTCACCAAAGGCATCGTCTTTTTCTGTTTGCTTACGAATCAAAGAAATTATTTCTAATATATTTTTCTCCGTAATAAAGTCTTTTTTCTTTCCCATATCTTTAACTGTTAAGTTTTTGGCAAATATACAAATAAATAATTAAAATTCCAAACAATATTAAAAAAATGAATCGTGGTTTAGATGTTTTAAGGGATAAGTTCGTGTTGGGAATGGTAAATTCAGGGCTTGAAATTTTAAGAAAGAACGGTTGGGATTTCAATAAATCTATTGGAGATGTATATTTTAATGCAGAAATTATTCCAATAGACCAATGGGCAGAAGGCAAGAAAGATCCAACAGAAACAAATTTTGAAGAAGGAATTATTAGATTACGAGAAGACTATGTGAAAGATAATAAATATAAATGGTTTACAGACGAATTTGGTTGGGCAGCTCATGAATTTTTTCACGCTTATGTAAGTTCTAAAAAAGGTTGGAATAGAAACCAAATGGATTTCTATGATTTCTTTTTAGACGGTGGTAATGGTGTTTATCCTGCTAACTTTGAGGAATTTATACCTTTTTCTGGTCAATTTGCCGTAATGATTATAAAAAATACAGATGGTAATATTCCACATATTATTGCTGATAAAAAAGCAGATTTAGTTTTTGAGACATATCTTAATATTGCTAAATCGGCAAACTTAAATAATTAAAAAAATATGAATTTTAACACTCTAATTCCAACATTTGAAAGTTTTAGTAAACAATATGATGAAGCATACAACGATTTACAAGAAGATAATCAGACTTGTGTAATTGATTTTTCTTTTACTCAAGATGTAGAAGATTTACAAAATATTAAATCAAATCTTTTAACAAAAATATCACTTGAAATAGAAAGATGTATTCTTTTTAATTTAAAGAAACAATTTGAGGGAAGATGGACCGCAGATTCTGGCTCGCACGACAATCAAGGCAATATGGTTGCAAGTGTATATATTTCTGACGAAGATAAAACTGTTGGTATGCTTAAAAATTTATTAGATAACTTCAATTATGATGAATCTACATACGAAGATAATAGATGTATTATAACCAATAGCGAATATGCTAAATTTCTTATAACAGAAAACGACATGAAAAGACTTATCGAAAATGGTGTACCAGAAGATGTCGTAGAAGAAATTGCAGATTCTTTCTCTGTTGATATTACAATTATTAATCCAACTGAAAAAATTATTGAACTTTTTGAGTAAAAGTTTGGCATAATTTTAGTATCTTTGCTATCAACAAATAATTTTATTATTATGAAAAAGATATTGTTGATAGCATTTTTTATTTTTGCTTGTATATTTAGTAATGCACAAAGCGTTTACCTTTATGATGCTTGTGGAACAGAAAGAATTGTGAACTATGGTTCTACTTATGTTTATGTAGAAGTAGATGGTGAGTGGATGAAAACTCGCTTATATAGTACAATGTGCCCTACTTGTGGTCACTATTTCGATTGTTGGCATCGTCATTACAGATACTCAACTTACACAATCCCAAGTTATGCAACTGTTGGATTATATTGGTATTTTGTAAGACCATTATATGCTCCTACAATATATTATAAACGCTATCCTGTATATGCACATTATTCATATCCTGTATATTTGGATTATTATAGAATACACCACCATTATCCTGCACATCACGTATATCATAGTAAGCCGGCTCCAAAACATTATAATACTCATAAACCAGCACCAAAACCACAACCACATCATCAAGATATTAACAGAACATATCAACCAAGAAGTACTGTTAATATAAGAACAACACAACCAGTTAGAAGCACTAATCCAACAGTAAAATCTGCACAAAGACCACAAAGTTCTTCTCGTAGTGTTGTAAAATCAACACCATCTGCAAGACCATCTTCAAGTAGTAGTGTAAGAAGTGGTGGTCCATCAAATTCAACAAGAACATCTTCTACAAGACGATAAAAAGAATCTTATTTTCAGAAAAAATGCACTATTTTCAATAGTAGTGAAAATAGTGCATTTTTAATTACTAACTAATTGATTTACATTGTGTCTAATGCCGCATCTAATTGAGAATCGGTATCACTTCCTCCCATATCTCCACCTTCTCCGTTATCCGTTCCCTCTTCTCCACCGTTTTCGGTTGTATTATCTGTAGATTCATCATCGTCGCTATCCCAACCATTTTCAGCAGCAAATTTATCTTTCTTTATTTTTGCAAGTCTCTTATATTTTTCATTTTCTGCAAAATCCTCTTCTGACATATCAAAATATTTCTTTATAAGGAATTCAGGATCAAATACTGATTCTGCATCATCTCCACCACCAAGTTTAAGTTCCATAAGTTTTTGAACGGTTTCTGCATTTTTAGTATTAATTTCTGCTTGTTTCATTCTTTCTAATAACTTATCGTCATTAAATTTAACACCTATAGAATTTCTCAAACGTGCATTGTCACACCAAATTTTATTATTTAAACACATTTGAATATAAACAGGTTTCGTTATCAATTCTGCAAATCCAGTTCTTAAACGAGAAATAAATTTTTCATATTCAACAGATTCGTTTGTCATTGAATCTGGTGATTGTAAATAAGAGCCACCACCTTCATCGTAATCCCAACGAGAGAACGGCAATTTTGAATCAAGTTTTAATTTCTTAAAGAAATAAAGTAACAATTGATTATCTTGCAAGTCTGGCGTATCGAAATTAATAGATTCTATTTCAACACCTTTACCAGAATCATCTACTGGTGTGATATAGTTTTTATAATAGTGTAATTTTGGTTGTCCATCAACAAGCAATTCGCCAGTATCCATATTAAAGTTAATATCTTCTTTAAATGCATTCTTAAATTGTTCTACTGATTCTTGTGCCTTATGCCAACCTTTTGTACCTGTTGGAACTTTTGTATTCAATCGAATAGCACCATACATTAAATGCCACATAACTTTTGAGTATTCAACAATTCTTAAAGTATTAAAAGAACGAACCATTCTTTCAACAAAAGAAATATGTTTTGTTTGATGATGTGCTGAATACTGCAAATAAATTATTTGATTATCAGAAACAGAGGTTGTTGTATTTGTAGATGGGTCTCTTTGCAACCAACTCATAAACGCTTCTCCCTTTTCTGTATATTCAACAACAGGAAATAATGTAGTTGAATCAATTCTCTTAAATCCAATAATTTTTTTAGGATTATTTGGATTATCAAAAACAATTTCAAAAGACAAACGCCCTTCAATTAAATACTGATAAAGTAATTGCCAAGCATAAATGCCATTATCGAACCCCCAAGCAGCATATATATCATCAAAAGTGTCCATATATTCTGTCATAAGTTGTTCTTCGTTAATAAAATTATCTCTTTCTGAATTTATCCCTTTTCTTTTTTGAAGAACTTTACGTATATCTGCTGGATAACAAAAACGGTTATGTTCGTCATAAACAATAACATCGTCTGCTATATTATCCAAGACATATTCTATTTCTCCATTAGCAGCCATATCTCTTAATTTCTCTACTTTGACTGCATAATCAAGTTGAAAGAAAGATGGAACTTTTGACCTATATCTTGATGTTGTATCTGCAAGTGCTATTGCCGCATCAAATAAAGCATCTTCTTTTGTTCCACCAATAGAACGTCTTTTAAGTTCACCCTCTATATAACCAATAGTTTGTGAGTTTTTAATCAACAAACCATCATAGTTACTGTTTATTTTTGCAATAGGATTATTTCTATTACTGAAAAATCCTCTATTATTATTAAAAAAACCTGCCATGCTATGTTTTTTATTTTTTATACGTTTTTAGTTATTTTCTTGTTGCAAATGAAACAATTGTATTTCCACCGATTGTTTCTAATGCTGATTTTGCTGTTAAACCAGTATCAACTACATTATCTATTAAAACTGGATTGTAACCACTTGGAATATCACCCACTTTTTTAAAACCAAGATAAGTAGAATCAATAGGAACACCCATTTTTTTCGCAGAATATAAAGACATTCTTGACTTACCTTTTAATATATCAGCGATTGGTGTTTTTGTTATTTTTTGAATTTCTTTTGCTAATAAAAGAGTATCTGTTGCATATCCTTTGTGAGACGGCATAGGAATTAATACGCTGTTTGGTGGAATTAAATCTGCCATTTTTTGTGCCGCATATTTAATAGCACCAATATCACCCTCTTTTATTCCGTGTGCAATATGATTATTGTCATCGTCGTAATAATATCCATAAAAGAAATTATTGAATCCTAAATTATCACAAAATTCTTCAAATAAAGGAATCAAATCAAGTTTCTTTATGTTAAAAATATTATCCACTATTAAATAAAATCTTTTTCTTCTATAAGTGTATATGTAAAACTATTACCAAATTTATTACAAGCGTTTTGACAAATGTTGATAAACTCTTTCCATTCTTTTATATCTGATAGGACTTGGCAACCAGCAGACCATTTATCAACATATTTAGATTTACCATAACAATTTGCGTGGTGAATATTTGTATAACCAATCTCTTCATATATTTTACCATTTATATCGTATCGGTTATCTTTATTATTATCTCTCCAATATTTTATCGGTTTCTTCTGTCTTAATGCTTTGTAATCAGTATGTTTTCCAATTTCATAAGCACCTCTATATTGACCAGGAATCATAATTGCTGTTCCTTTTATATTCATAGGGTTATTAAGATAATAAAGACCAGGATCTGTTGTCGCCTCATATATTTTTGTTGTCCATTTACCTCTATATTTCCACATAACACAAACATAGTCATTAAATACGTTTGGTGTCATATCTGCTGAACGTATACCAATAATATTGAGATTATAATCTTTTGAATCATTTACAAAAAAAGCGTATCCTTTTTTCTTAAATATTTTTTCAATATTTTGTGGTGTTATTTTTGATTTATCCATAATAAACCCTCTGATTTTTCTATTATTTAGTCGTTGAAACAAAAGAACTTTCTAATCCGTTAAATAAATAAATACGCATAAAACATTTATATATATGGCAATTAAAAGTTTGTATGACATTTATAATCAGAAAAGTGATGCTTTTCTACAAAAATTATTAAACAGCCACGTTATAATTGATGATGATATTCCTGGTTCGTTCTTTTCTGTTAAAAGAAATGAACAAGGTGGTTGGAACTATTATAAGAAAAACGAACCTATTACTTTAGTTGATAGAACAATATCTAAATTCTATGAACAAGCAATTAGTGTATTTGAAAATATGCCTCAAGAAAAGATATTGAACATTCCACAAAATTTGATATTTGTAATGAAGTATATTCACGTTCCTATTGCGTCTGGAGAATCTGTTCTATCAAATCAAATACTAAAACTAACACACGTAATTGATGATAATACAAAACAAGTAATCAACGACGAACAAAGTATTGGATATTGGGCAAATCATTTAGGTATAGGATTGCCACCAATTCTTTTTGACGGAAAATTAAATGACGAACAAAAGGCTGCTATTCTTGATTTTGTTTACACAAATCAAGAAGAACTTTCACAACGATTCCGTTCTGAATCATTTACAGAATATATTTTAAGTGTATTAAATTCTTCATATATTTCACAAGGAATAAATTCTATTGTATTCCGTTTTGAAGACGAAGATAGCAAAGAAGAAGTATTGGCAAAGATAATAGACCCTTTATTTTATGAATTGCAAAGAAAAAATCCTAAAACAGAAGTAACGAAAAGCGATGATATTATATATATCATTGTTTTACAGTTAATTAACTTTATAGAATCATATCCAATAAAAGATTTAATGTCTATTGTTGATAACAATTTAACATTCGAGCAAAACTATATTGCTATAATGAATAAAATCTTTTGTGATTATATAGATAATAATAGTGCCGATGTTATAGGATTGGATTTGAAAGCACCTACATATTTTATTGGAAACGAAAATGAATTAAATCTTGGACTTATTGATGACCAAAAAGTAATTGATTTGGTTGATATGAATAATAATTTTAAAGAAATTTATCGTATTTTATTAAATTTCTTTAGAAAAAAACGTAAAAAGGCAAAAGGTTTATTAAATGAAAATATGTTAAAACTTTTCAACGCTTTAGTTGATAAAATACATAATATTATTTCTGGTAAGAGTTTGTACGAACAATATACACCAACTTTTGAAGAATATGTTGGTCTTATCTCGGAAGATTATAGTTTTAACTATATGCGTCAAAATGGTGGCATACAAAATCAATTTGCTATGCACCAAAGAAGAAAACCTGTAAACATTATTGTTGATTATTTCCAACCAATTAATAAAGCACACGTTTCTATTGCAGAGACTCTATATAAGAAAAACAAACTAAAGACATTGTTTATTTTATTAGATAATAAACAATGCTCACCAATAAAACCTTTTTCTACAGAAACAGCAGAAAAACTATTAAAGAAATTCTTTGAGGGCAATCAAGATTTTGTTAGTGGATATGTTGTTGTTGAGAAAAACACAATAGACCAAATATTAAAATCAATATGCGATGAGTATATTCCTGTTTTGTGGGCTGCTAATGCTTCAAAAATAGACGAATATACAATTGAAATGGATTACGCTCGTAGAAAGAATACTAAATTCAATATCAGTAAAAGATTTAAACTTATAATTGCACCAGAATTGAATAATAATAGAATACTCGATTTTATTCAAATGGGTAATTATGCTCAATTTAAAGAATTAACTCCAAAAGAAATTCACGCTGATTTCTATGAATTACAAAAAGAATTGAAAAAAAATTTGGTAAATAATGCAGAAAATAGTACCTTTGTTTGAGGAATTTATAAAAGATAACAAAATGCAAGAAGAAAAGGATAAAACATTAGTTATATTAAGAGGTTTGCCTGGAGCAGGGAAATCCACATTTGCAAAATTATTATCGAGAGGTAACGATGATATTGTTTGTTGTGCAGACGATTATTTTACAGACGAACAAGGAAATTATAATTGGAATCCAAAAGAACTTGACAAAGCACATAAACAATGTCAAGATAAATGTAAAAATTTAATGGAAAATGGTGAACCATTAATAATTATTTCAAATACAAATGTTTCTCTAAAAGGAATGCAATATTATTTTGATTTAGCAAAAGAATATGGTTATAGAGTTACATCTACTGTAATAGAAAATAGACACGGTAACAAATCTATACATAATGTACCAGATACAGCAATAGAGAAAATGAGAAAGTCTTTTGATATTTCTTTATAATCAAAAACATATAGAAAAAAAATAGCCCTTTGACATAACATCAAAGGGCTTTTTTTGTTTCCGAAAAGCAAGCGGTAAAAAAACATCATAAATCCAAAGCATGATTTTTAAAAGTTTGCAGAAATACCACCTTGCCGTTCTTTTGATAGATTTGTTTTTTTACAAGCGGTCATCATTCTGGTTTTACTTGAACGACTTTCGGAAACTTCAACAATATTAACTGAAAATATTTTAAAGTTTGCTGTAAGACCACCTAACACATCTACCAAACAATATATATATGTAAAAGAACTCTTTTGTTTTATTTACGTCGCAAATATAATAAAAAATTTTTAATTTGCAAAATATTTTTTTAATTATTTTCAAAATTTGGTGGAGAAATTAACGGAATATTTACTACCACCTCATTTTTATTTTGTTTTTGTGCCATATCTTCTAATAATGCATTAATAACATTATTATTACATATAAGCATTTCTATCAATTCATCTTTTTTGCATTTTTTATATAATGCTCTTTTATCATCATCAGAAAGTTCAAGAATATTCATAAACATTTCTGATGAATCGTCATTTACATTCTCCATTATTTTAATACTTTTTCTTTATATTCTTTTATTAGATTATCAATAAACTTGCTACCGTCAAACTCTAAAGAAAGGTATTTCAATAACATTGGAGAATAGCCACTCATAAAGATATTTCCGTCTTTATCCATTTCTGGAGCAGTTGTATTACGAGCATTGAAATTCCACCAAACTATTTTTGTCTTGTACCCTTTTGACTTCCAAAGATTCATAAGTTCATTCTTACTTTTAGAAGAACCACTATCGAACTCCATATCAGAAAGAATCACAAGATAGTCTGGCAAGTTTTCATCTACTTTAGACAACAAATCCATTACTGCACCTAAATCGGTATTACAACCCCAATCTGTACGTTCTATATTCTCCACTCTTTCTTTCATTGTTTTACCAGACAAAGAAACTAATTCTGGGTTTCTAGAGAAAGTAATGAATTTATTTGGCATACAAGTGCTACATACAGATAGATAATACCCTATTGATAATGCCTTACCAATAGCGTCAACACTATTGAACATTGAACCAGACACATCAACAATTGGAACACAACTTAATTGAATTTTCTCCAATTTATCGAAAAACATATCTGCATCAATCTTGTTCATATTTTTGTAAATGTCATAACATGTTGTTGTTGATACATTTACTTTTGTCTTTCCTGCTTTTACATCATTTTGCCATTTTTTGTATCTCTCACTTGTATCATTACCAGTAAGAAATCTTGTAGCATATTTAATTGATGCCAATGATGGAACTTGAGAAAAGTTTATCTTTTCTGTATCTCTTTCTGTCAAATAACTTTCTGTTGTATTAACTTTGACAAATTTATTATATTCTTTTTTAGACATACCCCATTTTTTAGCAATGATATTTGCCATTGCCTTTTTCTCTTTTGAAGAAGAAAAACGAGGCATCCATTTTTTTGCAAGTTCGTTACCGTTTTCTATTTCTTTCTTAATAAAAGCAAGATTTTCGTCTGTCATTGGATATAACAAATCGTCGAAACGACCAGCTTTTACTTTATTTTCAATAGAAACTTCGGATATATCCATAAGTTTTCTTCCGTATGCACGATAACCAAGACCAAAACGTGGATCTCGCATCATCATAGAAAAGATTTTAGACTTTTCGTCTTTTCCAATAATAACTTTATCAAGATTTCTTGAATAGTATTCTGCAAAAAATAACAAATCAACAAATTGATTGTTTGTCGTAGAAAATGCTATATCACCATTCTCTGTTGATTTTGTTGCACCGAAAATATCTTCAATCTTTGCCATGTTTCTTTGTTTTTTAATTTCACGGTGCAAATATACGAATATTTTTTTAAATACCAAACATTTTTCAAAAAAAAAGCCTAACTTTTTTCGTTAGGCTTAAAAAAATATATTTTGTTTACTTATTAGATGCCTAAATCATCGTCTGTCGCAGTATCATCTGTTGAGGTATCACCTTGTGACATATCACCATTCATATCGCCTTGACCTTGTGTACCCATATCACCTTGACCTTGCGTTCCCATATCTCCACTCATGTCACCTTGACCTTGTGTTCCCATATCGCCTTGACCTTGTGTACCATCTCCGCCCATATCTCCTTGACCATTTGTTGTATCGTCAAAAGATGTGTCGTCAAATCCTGCTCCAGAATCATCGCCAGTTCCACCACCAAATGAATCATCACCTTCATTTTGAATGCCATTATCGTCAAACGATTGTTCTCCATCTCCTGATTCAAAATTTTCTGTTTGTGCAGTACCATCACCGTCCCAATTTTCATCATTTTGAGATTGTTCACCATAATTAGGTAATTGAGATAACCATTTATCAGGATCTTCTGCAAATTCATCAAATGTAGGTACGTATGTTTTAACCAAATCAGAACTTTCAAAAAGTGGCTGTATCTTATTAAAAAGTTTCTTCATTATAATGTATTTTTTTTTGTTATTTATTGTTGATTTTGAATAGCATTGTAATAAAAATCATATAATACTTTTCTAACGTCTAATTTATCGTCAGTCATCATTGATTCGTCACAAATGATTTCTTTTCCGTAAACAAATTCTTTTCTGCCTTTATAATCATATTTTAAAAAATGTTTTTCTTTTGAAATATCTAAATTTAATTGATTTTCTTTTGTGCCACCTGATATACTTGCTGGCGTTACAATTATTTTTCCAATACTATTTTCTGCGTATTCTTCTTCTTTGTTTTCTTGTTTTATGTAATATATGTTATGTTGATAAGAAATATCATCATCTGGACTTATTATTTCTACATCTATATCAATAAGAACGTCTGCATTACCAAATTCATCTGCTATCATTGATAAGCCTGCTGTTTTATTAAATACAGATTCTTCTTCAACTTCTTCACTATCTTTTTTTAAATCCATTTGGTCTTGACGACAATCCAAAAAAACAACTTTATATCCGGTATCTCCAATCATTAAAGGTTTATTACCGTCTATTAATTCTCCATCGTTATTATCATATCTTTCTGCACCAAAAATATAAGCATCAATTCCTTGTTTAGTTAATATGTTTTGTCTTGCCATTTCTGTTAGAAATGATTCTATACTTGGTACATATTTTTTATAATTACGATTTTCAGAAATAAATTCTTCCATTGAAGAAACGAATTGTCCCATAAATGTTTTAATTTTTTACCATTATTATTTATTTTGATAGTTTACGAATAAATAAAAAAAAAGTGTTTCTTGATGAAAAAGTTCATTATTCCTACATTTGATAAGTTTGTTAATGAATCAAAAAAGGTATTGATTGTAGAAGAAATTGAAAATAAAACAGAGGCAATGCGTAATTACAAGGCATATCTTAACGGTACAGAACCATTAAGACACGCATTACTCACTCATAGAGAGGGAGATCCGATGTATGATTATATCAAAAATAACATATCAGACAGATTTTCAGTATATCCTAAAGGGTATTGGGAAGATTTACGTAAAAGAAGAAGAAAAGCAATGTTTGATGTGATAAAAAATCGTAAAGGATGGAATTAAAAATATTCGGTGTTGAAAATATTATAACAGAGGCTACTAGTAGATATGAAAATGCTCGTGCTAAAGGTAGTACTTATAGACCAACTTACGATACTGGTACTATGGTTGCTCCTGGGGATGATTATAGAGAAAAAGACTTAAGAAGACAAGCAGGACATACTGTCACATCATCAGAAGAAATAGACCGTGATAGTTCGGAAAATGTAGATTTTCAAAAAAATGAAGCATTTGCTTTAATTGCAAACAAAGAAGCAATAGACCTTGTTATGGAAAAATCAGATAAAACAGACCAAATGAAATGGTTTATATTATCTGGTCAAAATGTAGCAAATGTAAGTGCATTAAATGATAATCATTCATCTTTTTTATGTTATTGTCAAACAGATAGTTTAAATGATGAAATAAAGAATGCAATAAACGCAAATGTACATATTCATTTTAAAAAATTAGATACAAATTTAATAAAAAATGCTATTTTTGCTGATTATCAATACGCTGGTAATTTATATAAAAAATATAAAATAGACGGTGATTTAACAAAAACAGATGACGTTGAATTTGGTGATGATATTGTTAAAAAAGCAAATGGATTAGTTGATGCTTACGAAATCTGTTATAGATTGTTTATGTTTGCAAGAGATTTAAGTCCAACACTTTATAAAGATACAGATCCTAATATTCATGTAATAAAAACTGATTATTTAAAGTATATAAACAATTTATTTAATAATATTGCAGAAAATTTAATATACATTATTGGTCATATTGGTTATTCTAAATATCAAATAACAAACCATATGATTTATCCAGATGGGGAACAGAAGACAATAAACACAAAAGAAGAGTATATTAAAAGAATGACTGCCCTTTCAACAATAAATTCTTATCCTTGGGATTTACTTGGAAAAACAAATATTGTAAATTGGGTACAGAACAATATTGATAATGCAGAAAAAACTGTTCAAGATCGTGCAGCAAAAGGAAATGTAAATACAGGAGAAGCAACTGCTGTTGTTTTATTTGCTGTTTGTGATAAAATAGAAAATTTCAATAAGAAACAATATGATAATTTACCTGAATTATATGCAGACCATATTAGAATGTTAGATTTAATTCAAAGAAAAGTTCTTGATGATGATGCTAAAGATAAATGTATCAAACTTGTTTCTGAAATAACATATACTAAAGCACAAATATTATTATATGAAAAAGAAGCAACAGGAACTACTACTACGACCAACACAGCACATAAAGCTGCTGACGCTGATTATTTTAGTATTGGTAAACCATATAAGTTAGATTTGGGAATCCCAGTTAAAATCGAAGATAATACAGTAGAAAAAGACTCTTGGTTTAGAGGAATTGGATTAGCAGCAAATGATTTGTTTTCTGCTGATTTAGATCCAGCAGCTCAAGCGTGTATGAATAGATTCCAAAACGTAAGAAATTTACATGCAAAAATTGTTTCTACAGTAGGAACAACTATTGATAAAAGTTTTAATAAAGATTTTGCTTTAGGTAGAAAAATATCACAAGCAATTGCGAATGGTATAACACTACAGCCCGGAGAAATAAATCCAAAAATATTAGATTTGGAAGAAGACATTAGAAACATTGGTACATACTTAAAAACTGGTGGATTCTATAAAAAAGGAAAACAAAAAGAATACTATAATTATAAAGTTAATAGAGAAGGTAGTGGAAAATCAGTTGTTGATAATGATAAAACCCCAAATGGAAATGCAGGATTACATAATGTTAATTCAAGTAAGGACTATTCTTATCTAAATATGTTTGGTATTAACGAAGATTTTGCCCCTATGGGTGGTTTTGCAGAGGGAACTGGTGGATATGGTCAAGTAGGAGAAAGAACACCAGGAACATTTGTGAATCCAGTTGAGGGAGACCCACACGCTCCTACACCAAACGATACTCCTTTTGATGAAGACGGAAATAAAACTTCTGCAACACAAAGTGGTTCTGGAGATGATTTTTGTCCTAACAAAAAGAAAAAAAATATTTTTAAATAATCTTTTTTGTTATGGCTGAACCAACAACAGGATATACATCTATAAATCCGACAGCACAACAACAGTCTGCTGACGTAATGCGTGCTGTTGAAAAAAACTCGCAGTCAAAGACTCAAAAAGAAGTAGATCAACAAATATTATCAGCAACTGCTTTCACATCTAACGATGTGGGAAAAGTTGCTCAATATCAACAGAGTGCTGCTGAAACTAAAATAGATGGTTATATAACACATCGTGGTATATTACCAGGAAATGAATATGGTAATCAAATATCAACAGATTATTCCCCAACAGACACAGATGAACAAGATAATAAAAAGGTAGTAGGTACTCAATCTATTCATAATAAATATGTTGTGTTTAAACTATCATCTGTATCTGGGTATACAAATACAGATGGATATGATAGTTTAAAGCATTATGATTGTGATCCAAGAGAATTAAGTACAATAAAAGATGCGACAATAAGCAATGGTATACCATATGAATTATCTCATACAACACCAGCAGCGACAAAAAAATTTGCCCATAAAGATACACCTAAACCAACAGCATCTAATATAATTAAATTTGCAAATAACTATAAGAATTTTGATAAGCCAAAAAACGTAATGGATTTATATATTACAGAACGCTTACCTTATTCTATAAGCGATTTTGTCTATAGTAAATGGTATGGTAAAATTCCAAATACAAACTTAATAACATTACGTCGTTTTGCACAACCAGTAACAGATGATGCTTGTAATAATTACAAACAGCCACAATTGCCAATTGCACAAGCACTTACCTATTTTGGAGAAGGTACTGGTAATAAATTAAGTTCTATATTGACATTTACTTATGGTTTATTATATGATAAACTAACAGCAGAAGTTTGGAATGTTGAAGGTAATGAAACAGGTTTTGGTAATGGATTAGAATCTGTTATAGGTATGAGTGATGGTGGAAAAATGGCTGGTTTAATGGCATATGCAAGAATGCACTATGGAGAAGACAAAGAGTCTGATTCTGCAAAAGGTTTTTTTAATAGAACAACAGCATTAGAATCAGAATGGAGCAGAAAACAATGGTCTGATGGTGCGTATTGGAATCAAGTCTATGGACCAGTTAATGTTATAAATGAAAACCAAAGAAGAAGACGTGGAATGAACTTTCAAAATGATATGAATCTAAAATTTTCATATTGTTTACGTTCTATAGATGGCATAAATCCAAAAGTTGCTATGTTGGATTTAATTGTGAACTTTTTGTCTTTAACATATAATAATGCAAGATTTTGGGGTGGTATGAATAGATATTTTCCTAAAACCGATTTTCAAGTAGAAGCAATAGGCGATTTAGATCAAATTGCTTTAGGAAATTGGAAATCAACATATGAATCTTTAAGTAATATGGCAAAAAATGCCAAAGAAAATGGTGCTCAAATATTATCAGAGGGATTAGGAATTTTTGCTTTGATAGCAGGTTGTGCCCATGATATAGGAAACAAAGATGAATTAGCACAATGGGGAGATTTTAAAAAATTAACTGAAGGAAATTTAACAGGTTTTTTTTCAGATATTGGAGAATCAATACTTAACATTTTTACTGGTCGTAAAAATACTGAACAAAATAATAAAGATAATACAGCAGTAAATGTATTACGGACAATGGCATCTGCTAATATAGCGAAAAACAGACCAAGTAAATTATCTATGCATTCAATGTTATCTGGTGAACCAGTTGGAGAATGGCACTTGGTTGTTGGTAATCCTATGAATCCTATTGTTGTAATGGGGAATATGATTGTTGAAAAATGTACTATGAATTTCAATGATACGTTAGGTATAGATGATTTTCCAACAGAAGTGACATTTACCGTATCACTAAAACACGCAAGACCAAGAGACGTTGCAGATATGGAATCAATGTTCAACCTTGGTTGTGGTAAAATGTCTTATTCACCTTTAATATCAACTTCTTCTGAAATGAATACTTTTGGAGAATCTTGGGAATCTGGTGGTGGTGGTAATTCTATGGTTAATATTGACAATAAAAATAATGGTAAAGAAGATGGTACTGAAAAAGCAAATCTGACTTTTGCTTCATCAACAACAGATTTTAAAAATTTCGACAGAGAATATAAAGTTACACATCAAGCATATGATAATAATGTTAAATATAAAGAAGGGGAAAATCCAACGATTGATAATATAAGAACAAAAATTAGTAACGAATGGGGTAATAGTTTCTCAAATGCAGACCAATTACATTTCTTATTACAGAAAACAAAAATTAAGTGGTAATTATGTTAGATATTAGAACATTAAATTATAAAATACGCTCAAAAGACAAAAATAAAAATACTGTCGTTGATTTAACTCGAAGTTCTGTTGCATCTTTGAACAATATCCGTTTACTTGCTGTATCAGAAGTTACAAGTCGATTTGTCATGAGACCAGATTTAATTGCACAATCATATTATGGTGATGCAAACAAATATGATTTTATCCTTAAATTTAATGGTATATCTAATCCTTTTTCAATATTCGACGGACAAGAATTATTGATTCCAGATGCCGACGATATGGAAGATGCATTTGCAACACCAAAAGAAATTTACGAGCAAGTAGATTCTGGAACGTATGCAAATTTTTCTGTAAACGTAAGAACAAATAAAGATAAAAAGAGACTTGAAGCATTACAAGAAAAAGCGAAGAACAAAGAAGTTCTACCATCTAATATGAATAATTCTTGTGAAGAAAATGTTACAATTACAAACACAAAAATTGTATTAGGTTCGTGTATTTCTGATGTGGACCCGTTGTGTGATGTAACAACAACACGAGGTAGATTGAGACAAAAATTGATAGAAAACAAAATATCAAAATATTAGGTATAATATATAAAAAAATAATTAAAATGGCTCTATCAACTCAAATATTAAAGATATTAGACCAAAATTTAGACATAAAGGAACTACAAACATTTCCACCAACTGATAAAACAACTATTACAGACGCTGAAACTAAAAATCAAGCGATAAAGGTTGCGAATACGGCTGGTAAAATGTATCCTACTATTGTCTTGAACAATTATAAGTTTACAAATCAAGACATTGTTTTCTTTGAACTAACCGAAAAAGACTTTTTGCCAACAATTAAAGTTGTAATTGATGATAAAAACGGTCTTTTAAGTAATATGATTTTTCCTAAAGATAATTGTATTATGAATGTGTATATTGGTTCTGGTTCTGCTGATATTCGTGCTGTTAGATGTGATTTTCTTGTTTATAGTATAGAACCAGCCGGCTCTGCTCCAATTGATATGGAAAATAGAGGTGCTGGATATACATATCTTATTAAAGGTGTATTAAATATTCCATTAATGACAAACTATGATATAAGTTGCTATAATTCTTCTTCTTATGATGCTTTATTTGAAATAGCAAAGAAATTAAGAATTGGTTTTGCTACAAACGAAATATCAACAGCAGACGCAATGCCGTGGATTCAACCGAATATTAAAAATATAGATTTTATAAAAGATATTACAGAACATGCATATAAAGACGACGATAGTTTCTTTATTAGTTTTGTGGATAAGTATTATAATTTAACTTTAGTAAATGTAAACGAAATGTTATCACAAGAAGAAAGTTATGACGCAGCTTATCTATTTGAAAACGCTGTTGAAAGTATTGCTGCTGGTAGTGGTAATTCAAGTGATAACCTTATAAGTAAAGATAATGGTGAAAACGCAATAAAAAACATATTATCTAATTTTACTGGTATCAAAGGAACAAACTTATATATAAAAAGTTATAAAACAAAATCAAATCAAGGTGAAATATTATTAAATAAACCAAACAAAGAAAATATCTTTTATTATGATATAGAACAATCTAAAGAAAATGATAAAAAGTTTCTTAATTATTATATAAAATCTACATTTAGAGTAATAGATGATGATGTTGTTGAAAACAATCAAAATCAAAATGTAAGAAATGAATGGTTTTGGACCAAAGTAGGTAACGAACACGAAAATTATATCTATGCACAAGAAATAAACAAATTGAATATTGCAGAACTTGAAAAAACACAAATGGTTATAACAACAGATGGTATATCGTTAAACTTAATGAGAGGTATGCGTGTGCCTATTGTTATCATAAAAAATGAAAGTTCTGAAATAGAACTATTGACTAAAATAAATAAAAGAAACTTGGCAAAGATTTCTGAAATGGAGCAACTTGGTTTTTATTTTGATGAGAAATTAAGTGGATATTACATTATAAAAGATATGACCATAAGATATTCCAAAACAGCGAGAGGTGAGTCAAAATTTGAAACAGAGGCAACACTATGGAAGAGATTTTGGGGAATTAATTAAAGATAACAAATGGCTATAGATAAACAAAATAGATATTATAATAAACCGAACATACAATCGAAATTTGTAAAAACTCGTCCTAGTAAGACGGGTAAAGATATTGATTTTCTTAATGAGCCAACATTTTTATCTTTTCATTTGACTTTCCCAAGTAATATGTTTGAAACAGGAGAATTGAACATTGAAAATTTTGATAGGGAAAGTCCATTATTTAATGATTCTTTTAATGGTGCAAGTCAATTTTTATTAGGTAGAAATTTAACAAACCAATATCTTTGTTTAGATACATTTAAAAAGAAACTAAATGAAATAACAGAACTTAATCCTTGGTTTTTTCAAGATATTACTGGTCTTAAAGATATGTGGAAAGGTGGTTATGATATGTCTAAACCATTCCGTGCAGAAAAGACAGAATTAAAAGTAACAACATTAGAATCTTTAGATTGGTCAATTACTTATTTGGCTGATTTATATAATTCGTTTACTTATGACCAAGAACTAATGCAAGAAATATTACCAGATAATTTAAGATGGTTTAATTGTTATGCTTATGTTATTGAATGGAGAAATATAAACTTTAATGAAGAATATTTTGAACATAAAATATTAACATTACAAAATAATTATCATCCACTTCCAGAAGATGCAAATTATATAAACAATTATATTCGTTTTGGTTTATATCAATGTGAGTTTGATTTTTCAAATACTGTACCGTTTGATACTCTTTCTGTATCTAAAAAACCAGATCAAGCAAAAAACATTTTTTCTATAAAACCTGGACATATAAGAATACTAAGCAAATATAATTTACAAGAAAATCCATTTCATATTAAAGATTTATCAGAAAATGGTGAATATAATTCAAATCAATTCTTTATTGTATCAAAAGTAAACAAAGAAAATGTTAATAATGAAGAAATTCAAACGACAAATGTATTAAAAAGTGGTACACAAGCACCAGCAGATGTAAAATCACCAGAAAATGGTCAAGATTGGTGGGATTTCTGTTGGGGAGAATCTGTAAAATCTAAAACACAAGTTACTAGAGGTATGTCTAGAGAAGAAAGAAAGGCTATAGAAGCAGAAGAAGCAGAAAAGAATAAAACTGTTGCTGGGTACGAAAAAACACTTAGAGGTAGAAATTTATTTAATCAAACATTCGGAAATAATGCAGAGAATAAAGGTCGTAGAATTGGTACTTTAACTATGTCAAAAACAGAATATGTTTATGCATCTGATGAAGGTAAAGAAATTGGTGATTATGATGATTTTGATTTGAGATCTCATTATAATAACAGTACAATATATGTTGATTATAATATCACAAAAGAAATGTTGTCAAGAACATTAGGAAGAAACTCTCTATCTTCACCAGGAAGATATTTAGGTGAAAGTTATCGTTTTGCAACAGACCAAGGGAAACGTGCTCATTCATATCAAACAAGAAGTGATAGGGACCAAGTAATTTTATCTTGGAATGCAAATAGAACTCGTTCAAATAATGAACATGGATTCTTCGGTAAAGTTGCTGACGATTATTATGAAATTGCAGGAGCATATGATAAAGCGAGAGATATTGTCGTTGGTGCAAGAAATTTCTTTAATATGACTAGTAAAGAGAAACTTGAAACAATTGGTGATGAAATATTAGGAAGTACTGCTGTACAAAACGTGCTTAGTGATTGGCAATATGCAAAAGAACGAATAAAAGCAGCTAATAGAGTATTTAAAGGAATAGAAGAATATAATCCAACGAAGAATCCTATAAATGGTTATAGTGGAATCTTACCATCGGCAAGCAATCTTGACAAAAATCCAAATACAGCAAATAACGCAGGAGATTGGGAACACGAAACTGGAATTGGTAAGAAGAGTGGACTTGGTACTGATTCGTTCTTTGAGACTGGTCAAGAACACGAAAAAGGTATTGGTAAAAAAGTAGAAGGATTAAATTCAAAGAGTAACTTTGAATATGGATATATCCATGAAAAAGGTATTGGTAAATCAAATGATATGAATTCAAGTAGTAACTTTGAAGACGGCTATAATCACGAATCTGGAATAGGAAAATCTTCAAGTAAACACTCAAGTAGTAATTTTGAAGAGGGATATTCACACGAAACTGGTATTGGAAAATCAACAGACCAATCAACAGAAAGTGCTTTTAATGAAGGTTGGAAACACGAAGAAGGTATTGGAAAGAAAACAAAGTATAGTACCGATTCGTTATTCAATAGTAAAGATATATTGTAATAGAAATGCAATTTAATGGTACATATTTAGGTAAAGTAGAAGATATTAACGACCCATTAAAAATTGGACGGTGTAAAATAAGAATCGGATTCTTGTTTGGGGAAGATATTACTACCGAAAATTTACCGTGGGCTTATCCTGCATATTCTATTTCTTTTGGTGGTGGTGGTCAATGTGGCTCTGTTTCCATACCAAAAGTAGGTGCTATTGTTCGTGTACATTTTGAGAATGGAAACATTTATACACCAATATATGCTTCGTTACAAGAACTTGCTAATGATGTAAAAGAATTATTACAACAAAATTATGAGGGGACACACGTAATTTTACACGATAGTGATGTTGATTTACAAATGCATTATACCGCAGATACTAATGGTGGTTTAGAAACAACATTAAAAGGTTCTACAATAAAAATAGGTAATAATACTCTTATAACAATAGCGACTCCAGACGAACAAGCAATAACAGAATATGATAAAGATTCTATAACGAATACTGCCAATAGTGAGATAATGAATACAGCAACAAATGAAATCAGAAACACTTCTTCTGTTGTTTGGGATAAAGGTGAAAAAGTTAAACTTGGTAGTATACCAATAAATTCAGCAGTATTGGGAGAACCATTATTCTTATTATTATCTTCTATGGCTTCAATTATAGACTTAAAAATGTCTCCTTCGCCTGGTGCGTGTACGGCAATGGTTGAAGCGTGTAAAAAATTTTGTTTGTCTAATTCCGTAAAAGTAACTCCTTAAAGAGTGTCTTGTGAACTTGCTTGACTTTGAGTTGAACTATCTTGTCCTTGCATTTGTCCACCGTTATCTTGAGATTGTGTTGTATCTGTTGATGTATTTTCGGAACTATCAGAAGAATTTTCATCTCCATTCTCGTCTTCTTGAGCATTTTCATCTTCTTCTGTATCAACAGCATCAGGATCAAATTTATTAAAATCGTCTTTTTTAACAAAAACGTGACTGTATTTTTGACCGTCATTACATACAACATTAACTAATACAATCGGACAATCTGTATCATTATCTGTATATTTTACAAGATAAACAATATAACCAGGCATATTTAAAGATTTCTGTTCTTCTTGTGTTGCGTGTCCACTCATTACAATATCAAAGAAAAACATAAAATCATTTCCAAAAGCAATATCACTTGATGTAAAGACTAAATCAGAAGCAGATTGTACTCCAAACATTTTAATCAATTCTTGTGAAATATCATTCGCTTCTTTATTGATATTTAAATCTGTATCTTTCTTATAATCTCTCCAATTAGATTGTACTAATGATTCTTTAATATAATCTTTAAATAAAGGTATTGTTTTAGTAAACATTGTATGTAATTATTTTTAGTTATTTAGTTTTCTGGACAGAACTTTTCTATAAACTTATCTAATGGCATTTTAGGAAGTGCTGTTATATTAGAATTTGAAGACACATTATATAAATTACAACCATTTTCCTTTAATTTTTCATATAATTTCTGAAAATCATAATTTATTTCTTTTAATCTATTGTTTAATGCGTGAACTCCATCTTTAGTATCATAATGGTCACGAGTAAAATCACAACCAAGAAGTGCAATATTTTTTGCACCAAAATAATATGCAATAATACAACACATATATGTAGAATTATTACTTATATTCACTCTATCATTATAACCATTCTTTTCAAAGTCGTACAAATTTGTTTTACCAAGAACGTATTTAATAATTGTTTTATCATCATCAAATTTCCATTCGTCTGTTAAATGTGATATAAAATACGGTGATTTGTTATTTTGTATCGTATTACGTCTTTTCTCATCTTTAAATCGAGCAGGCTTATCGGCACAAAAAAGATATTTTGGGTGCATAAATCTACCAATATCATTTACACCTATAGTAATAATGTCTTCTCTGTTTTTATACTTTTCATATTCCAAAAGAGATGGTCCTAAACCTAATACAATAATTGTTGAATTTGGATGAATATTCATATAAGAGTGAAAATTAGGAGTCATTTTATATATTTTTTTGCTTTTAACAAGACGATTTTCAATATAATAATGTTTTTTGTTTATTATAATACATTGATATTCAATAACATTCTCTCTATTTCTTTTCTATATTGGTTTTTCAAAAAAAACATAAAAAACACGCAATAAATAAACTAAACGAAAATATTTTTTCAAAATGATATTATCAAATAGTGTAAATACAAATATCAATAATAAAAACGATTATGTTTTTATTGTCGAATCTATAGACAAACCTATAGAAGTATCTACAACTACTACAACAGAAGGCTGTTGTGAGTATATGGCTGTTGTTGCTAAATTTGGTATCGTTAATGAAAATGGTAGAGAATATCAAAGAGACGATTATTTGGCACAATTACCTCAGTTGTTAGAAAGGATAAAGAAAAATAGTTTGATGGGAGAATTAGACCACCCGCAAAACTATGATACATCTCTTAAAAATGTATCTCACGTAATTACTAATATCTGGTATGACCAATCTGACGATTGTGTAAAAGTAACATTAAAATTACTCGACACACCTTATGGTCAAATCGCAAAAACTCTTATTGATGCTGGCGTACAATTATCTATCTCTTCTCGTTCAGCTGGTAGAGTTGATGGTAACGGAATCGTTTCTTTATTTAAGATATTCACATTCGATTTGGTTGCAGAACCTGGTTTTGCACAAGCAATATTACAACCAACACAAGCAATTAAAGAGAATTTTAAAGTATTAAATGAATCTCTTGATAATTTAAATCAAAATTCAATCATAAATAATTTAGAATTGTTATACGAAGGTAAAATGTATGGCGATTCTACAAAAGTTTATAAAGTAAACGAAAACGATATAAAACTATTTGAAAAAAATTTAAACCAAAAATATTCTAAAAATAATATAAATGAAATGAATAGCAATGTAACTCGTCAAGAATTTAATGAATATTCGAAGGCTATGGTTCAAGAGTTGGCAAATTTAAAGAAACTTCTTGAAGCGAAAGCACAAGATGATGATGCACAAGCACAAAGTCAATCTCAAGCACAGGCTCAAAGTCAAGCACAAGGTCAGGCTCAAGGATATGCACAAGGTCAGGCTCAAGGTCAAGTTCAAGGTCAAGCACAAGGACAAGCACAAGGTCAAATTCAAGGGCAGGCTCAAGGACAAATCCAAGGTCAAGCACAAGGACAAGCACAAGGATATGCACAAGGGCAAGCACAAGGTCAAATCCAAGGTCAGACTCAAGCACAACCATTTGGTCAAGCACAAGGTCAGGCTCAAGCACAACCTTATGGACAACCTCAAGGACAATCACAAGCAATGTTCGGTGGACAAGCACAACCTATGGATATGGGAAGCCAACCATCTAATTTTGGAGCACAAATACAAGGAGCACAAGCACAAGGTAATCCAGTAGCAGAAGTTCCTCAAACAGCAGATGGTCAAATCCCTAATGTTCAAGATACATTCGAGACAGTACAAAAATTAATTCAATATATTAACTTTATTGCTAAACAACTTGAAGCAGTTATGGGACATTCAGAAGTCGTTACAGAAATGTTGAATCGTTCTATTAACTATTCTGAAAAAATTGGTTCTGTTCTTAATGAACACATCAGTTATACTAACGCTCAAGGTAAATTATTGAATGAAACTATCGGTTATACTCAAGAATTGGCTGGTATTATCAATAACAACGGTTTAGTAACTGAAAAAACTGTTAGTTATTTGAATCTTATTGGAACAAAATTGAATGAAAGCATTGAATTATCAAATGTAATTGCTGATAAAACACAAAAAGCAATTGAATTTACAGAATTTAATGCACAAATGTTTAACGAACACGTAGATTTCACTAATATGTTGGCTAATGAAATCAATGGTACTAATTTCACTAATGCAAAAGCAGAAGGTGTTACTAATAGAAACTTAAATGATAATGTAGCAAGTATTTCTGAATCTAATGATGTATTGAATCAAGTTAATAAAGTTTTAGAAAAAATCAATGAAAGATCTAACGAATCTGTTCTTATGAAACAATTCCCATTCTTAACTTTATTAAGTGAGTCAAATCGTCAAGAATTCTATAAATTGGATAACGATACTAAATCTGAAATCGTAGCAACATTACAAAGTGGTTACTATGGTAATGAAGCAGATGTAGTTTCGACAATACACAATGTATTAGAAAACAAAAACAAACAAATTCCTAACTATCTAAAATTCATGCCTGATAAATATAAAGCAATTTATGAATCTTTAGATGAGGCTTCTAAAGCAGAAATCGCAAGAAAAGCCGGTTCAGGATATTACAGACTTAATACACCATATCAAATTAAATCTTTCTGGGATTCAATGAATATGGTAGAAAGAGGTCAAGCAATACAAGAAAGTAAAGAATATGCGGCAATCAATGAGAGTAGATGCCAAAATACAGAAGGAACGATAACAGCTCAACAGTATGCCGATTTACAAAGAGGGTATGATAAAAGTTATATCCAGATGATGACTAGACACGCTCAAAATCATTAATCGAAACAAAAAAAAAATTAAAAAAAACTTAAAAAAATGAGTACAAAAATTTTCAAAAAATCAAACGACGCATCAATCTATCAAGATTGGAAAGCATTTTTGAACTCTTATGGAGTTTTTGAAAGTGCAGAAGATTATCGTGCTCAAGAGAAGTATGAATTCCTTGCTGAAATGGCACACAATCAAGCTTCTTTTGATAATGCACCGATTAACGAAGCAATGACTCCTGGTGCTTATTTCCAAAAACCAGGTATGATTTCTGCAATGGGAAATCCAGTTGCTCCAACACCAACTCAATCACCATTCTATAATGGCGAAAAAACAACTATCGCAAACAGCGGTTCTGGTGATAAATTCCCATCGTTGTTGCCTATCTCAATCCAAGCAGCTGCTAAAACAATTGCTTTCGATTTAGTATCAACAATCAATATGGACTCTCCAGTAGGTTTTATTCCTTATTTGGATTATGTTTATATGGGTGGTAACATTGACCAGAAATTTCCTCCATTCTTGTTCAAAATTACGAAAGTAAAGAAAGCAACAGAAATTGAAGGTACACCAGGTGTTTTCGGTCTTGCAGTAAAAACAGGTGATAAATTTGTTGTTAGTGCAAAAGGTGAAGAACAATTGTCTTGTGTATTCGTAGGTTATACACGTGTTGACGGTTCTGCTGTATTCCGTGTAATTGACTTGACAGCAGCTACATTGTTAGATGCATTCAAGGCTGGTAACGTATTAGAATCAACTACAACTGGTACTTCTGTATCATTGACGTTGACTAATGAAAACAACGAAATCGACTTGACTTCTGCTCTTGAAAACCAAATTAGTGGTTTCACTACAGACAATCAAGACAATCCTTGGTCAGGTAACTATTTGCCAGAAATGGAAAATGGTTCAATCAACTTGCCAAAATCAATGACTCGTGGTGAGGGTGAAGTTGCTCAATACAAACAAATGGGTGTACGTATGTTCACTAAATTTGTTGAAGCAAAAACAGACCAAATCGGTTTGAGTGCAACTGTTGAACAAATCCAAGATTTCAACCGTGTTTGGAACTTCGATGTAATTTCAATGTTGGAACAAATCGGTGTTAATGAAATTGCTCAAACAATTTCTAAGAAAATCACAGCACGTTTGTATGAACTTGGTGATTTGCACAATACCGAAATCGAACAAGTTGAAGGTGAAGGTTTAACAGGTCTTTCTCTTGAGGCTTATGGAGGTATGGAAAACACCTCAACTTTACAACGTAGAATTGTAACTAAAGTTGCTGAAATGGCTAATTTGATTTACCATCGTTCACGTTGGGGAGCTGGTGAATACATTGTAACTAACGGACGTGTAGCAGCTGCTTTGGCTGACGTAAACGGTTACACTTTCTCTCCATTCTCTGGTAAAGCAGCTCCTGCAGCAGGTCAGTTGTATCCATCAGGTGAAGTATACGGAATGAAAGTATATGTAGATCCAAATATGCCTTGGGGTTCTAACAAAATCCTTATCGGTCGTAAAGGTAAAGACGAAGAACCAGGTGTTAAATTCTTGCCTTACATTATGGCAGAAACAATTCAAACTATTTCTGAATCAACTGGTTCGCCAAAAATGTTTATCAAATCTCGTTATGAGATTGCAGAAGCTGGTTGGCATCCAGAAACTCAATATGTATTATTGACAGTTGATGGTTTGGATAAAGTTGTTGGTTCCGCAGCAGCAGTAACAAAAGCTTAATAAACGAAAACGTCTTAATAAGCGTATAATAAAGGCGACGACATAAAAAGTCGTCGCCTTTTTCTTTAACAAAAAATATAAAAAAAATGAATCAATTACCTAAAGGAATGAAATTTACATTAAAGGCAAGAAACTTTAATGAATATCTTAATGCTGTAAATGGTTTATCAGACCCAAAAACTGTAGCAGTTGGTAAGAATAAAGATGCTAACGGTGTAGCAAATCGTGAGCAGAATATTACCGATGTTAAAGGTGGTGGCAAAGGTGCTGAAACAAAAGGTACTGACAGAACTGTAAACAAATTGGTTGTTGAAGGTAAATCTGAAAGAGCAAAAAGAATTAACAAAAGTATTTCAGAAAGAGTATTTGCAATGGCTCATGCTCGTAGAATGAAAAAAGGAAAATAAATAAGTATAGCAAAAAACCTATTCAAAATGAATAAAAACTATGTACCAAACATTTCACAATTTGTTGAAAGTTTGTCTACAAGCAGGTTTGAAGTATTAAACAAAATGCTGGAGTGTAAAAATCCAGCATTTGTTTTAGTATCAATATTAAAACGTGCAGACATAAAACTATTACGTGAAAGTGCAAATCTTGTTGAACAATATGGAGATATTGTCAATAATGTATACGATATGATTTGTGAAGTAAGTAGAATCAGAAGTTATAGAAAAATCGACGGAAAACATAAAAAATATTCTAATTCTACAGGGAAAGGGTCTTTGAAGAAATTGGCTGGCAATGAAAATGCAGAAGATTTAAGTGATGAACAATGGCGAAATATTGGTAGAAAAATTGCACGAATGGAAGGATATAATAAAAGAGATTATATCGGAATGATGAACTTTTTAAGTACGTCTTGTTTTATGCACGAAATGATTAAAAGAGATTTAGCAAGTGATTTGCAAAATAAATTTCGAGGTGGATATGTAAGACAAGGTGCTTCTTCATTAAATGATGAAAACGATGTTGATATATCTACAAAAACTAATACAAGTGGTAGAAGAGAGAAATCTACATATAAAAAACTTAAATATGATCCTTATGGAGAATATGCAGAATATGAAGGGATAAAAACGAAATATAATAAAACAGATATGGTTCTTGAGGCAAAAGAAAAATTATCTGTTGTTAATAATATAGAAGATAAAGACGAAGATAAAAAAGATTCAGAAATGAACTATGATAGTTTATTTCAAATGCTTGCTTATACTTTATCTAGATTAAAAGACGTTGATGTTGCAGATATAAGCAATGATATAGAAGATTATGAAAATGGTGAGTATGAGCCAGATGATTACGACGAAGCATTTTTTGTTCCACAAGTAGATTATTCTGATAATTATGGTAATAATATTATCGGTAATTTTATGGATGGATATATATCTGAAACAAAAGGATATGATAAACAACAAAAAAGAGCAATAAGATACCAAAGATGGAATGGTAGAGGTGGTTTAAAAGCATTAGTTGGAAAGGATTCTGGAGATGATTTAGATGACGATGATTTGAAAGATATTGCTAGCAAAATCAATAAAATGTCTGGTAGTGATAGAGGTAAATATATGAGTTATGTTGGATTTTTAGGTTCTTCTTGCGAAATATTTATGTATATTAAAAGTGGTTTCCTTGAAGTTGCACAAGAAAGAAATATGGATACTGGTTTTAATAGAACGGAACGCTGGGAACAATAATAACATTAAAAAAGATTAAAATATGGCATTAACTAAAACAGAGAGCAATAATTTAATAAAGGCTAAACGTAAAAGTAATGAAGATAGAGGTCTTGTATCTATAAAAACACATTTTGCGTTTAATTTTAAGTTCGCCATAAAAGATGGTATTTTGCATTGGAAAAGAGATAAACAAGGAATCGTTATGAATGATTTGCAAATGATTCCTGGATATGATGTTATACGTACTGTAATAAAAAGTTCTTATATTGAAGAGCCAGGCGGTGTAACTGTTGATACTTCTGCAAATCAGCCAAACGTAGATATTGTTACAAGATTAAATTCTGCATTAAACGATGTAATTCAACAAGAAGATAAACAAATGTTGAAAGAATTATCACCTTATTTTTCTGTAAAAGAATCTAAAGTAGACATTTATAGTCAATATCTTAATAATTTAATATTAGAAGACGTTTCAACTCCTAATCCTAATCTTGGTAAAATTGTAAAAAACATTAAAAATCTTAAAAAAGATGTAAACAATCCAGATAACGACTTAAAACTCAATTATTATTATTTAATATGTGACATTAATCAAGAAAATAATACCTATGATGTTTTATTGATATGTCATAATAATAAATTTTATAAGATAAAATACGAAAATATAAAAGAGAGTGACATAGATTTTTCTAATGCTGATGAAGCAGAAACAGAATTCAATGAAATATATTCTAAATCAGGAAATAAATATTTTGGAATTTTTAATAATTTCAAAATAAGGGTTGTAAATACAAAAAAACAAGAAGGGTATAGAAGTTTAGACCAAGATTGGACAGGTGCTGATGCAACAGAAGAAGAAAAAGTTGAATTAAATGGAGATGATTTTGAAACTGACGATATTTATGAAGGTAAAGAGCCAAGTAATTTTGAATCAATTTATAAAATAAAAAAACCTTGTGTTATAGAAATAACAACAGATAATTTAACTTTTGAAAAAACATATAGTCTTGCTGATGTTTTATTTAATGCTAAATTACCAAATATAAAAACACATTCGTTATATAAAGAAGATAATATTATTGTATTAAGTATAACGGGGCGTGATTTAGCAGCAGGAATGATTAAACAATTGGAAGCAAAACAAACACGTGTATCAATTAATGGTAAGATAATTGAAAAAGTTAGACATGCTAATGTTATGTTACGATATTTATTACCTAATATTGATTTTGTCTTTTATTTAGGTAATTCATTTGGAAGAACGAAAAGTTTGCAAAGAGCAAAAGATTCTATGTCTCCTTGGTCTGATTATAATAAAGAAGTAAAAAATAGGATTTGATTTTTCGCAATAAATAATTAAAAATAACAAATAATAAATATGGCAACTGAAAAATATATACAAAGTGGTTTAGCACATTTTAAAAATAGTACTGCCGCTGTTAATAACTGGGAACCAGTATATCAAAACCAATTCGAGGTAATGTTTCAATTACCGTCTTATTGTAATGGTAGTGAACAGTTGTTATTGGAACAAGTAATATCAGTAGATGGATTGCCTGAAATTACACCAACAGGAACTGTATCTCAAAGATATAAATTCGCAGAACGTGTATATGCAGATGCAGGACCTAACACGACATTAGCACATCTTACTATACAGTTTGAAGTAAACTTGTCTGATAATAATGATATGTATGTATATAACTCTTTGAGACAATGGGCGAATATTCAATACAATCCTACATATGGTTCACAAGGTTTAAAAAGTAATTATGTTGGAGCATTAACAATTTGTGAAGCAAATAAAGCACAAGAAGTTCATAGAAAATGGGAATTTCATAGTGTTATAATGGATGGTGCTATGACTGCACAAAAATTGGTTTATCATGCACCACAAGATATTTACAGATTAACTGCTAAATTCGTTTCTGACTGGTGGGATGAAAAACGTACTTATGCTTACGACGAATCAGATTTGTTAGTGTAAAATAATTTAATAAAGGTTATGAAATTATTTGAAGCAATAGACCCAATGAATCCACAAAAAAACAATTATGTTGAGTTGTTAATGGAAATGGACCAACACGACATAAAACAGCGTGATGTTGTGGACGTAAAGGATTTTATAAAATCTTATGAAAAGGTTACAGATGTAAAACCTTACGATAAAAAAACAGACCCGATTAGATTTCATAGACATAATATGAAAAGGGACCCGTTATTCAAACACGAAATATTTGGTAATAATTACCGAATGTTTGGATTAGAAAAACCATTTGATATAAACGAGTTACCGTGGAGGTGAAAGAAAAAGCCGTTGATTAAATTTCAACGGCTTTTTTATTTGAATTTTCTATGTTGTGTAGAACAGAATTTGCTAATGGCTCATCATCTTCGTCATACACAATCGTATAATTAAAATCTATATTACGATAAGATTTTTCCAAAAAAATTTTGAAGTTTAGAATAGAAGTTAATGATAAGTTTTGATTTACATAAACGATATTTGTGTATTTATCATCATTAACAACTTTGTTTAACAGACGCAATATTTCATAATTCAACAGGAAAGCCTGCATTTTATTCATACAAAGAACATTTTCTCCTATTTTGTTCTTCATTATTTTGTCTATATTAAGAGTATAATCGAAGCGTTGCTTTTTATAATACTTATTAAAGACAAATTTATTGTATCTTGTAAAAATAATTGTTAATTTTTTATTTTCCATTTTATTTAACTATTTGTAATTCAGAAAACATTCCGTCATTTTTTACTTCAATAATTTGGTCAAACATTTCTTGTGGTACAGTTGTGTGTGACATAACGAAAATAATGATATTGTATTTTCGAGCATAGTCTTTAAGAATGCTTGTAGCCTTTGCAATATTTTTAACATCAAGGTTTGAGAAAATTTCATCCAAGAATAACATATTTATCGTTGGGTGTTTCATAAGAATCATTTGCAATGTAGAAAGCAAAACGATTATATCCATAATTTTTTCTTCACCGGCAGATGTTGAAATAGGTACTTCTTTACCATAAACGAAAAGATGTGCATCAAAGTTATCGTCAAAAACAAAATTATATTTGAAATCGAATGCTGTTGTAATATCTGCAATCATTTTGTTAAATGATGGTAGAATCTTACGCATTATTATCTTTTTTAAACCATCATCACCAATAAGGAATGCTGTATTTTCTCGAACAGATATTTCTTTCAGTATTTCATCATTTTCTTTATATAATGTTTTTAATTCAGAATCGAGAGTATTAGACATATTAGTAAGTTCTTTAAGTAACTGAATATTATCGCTCGATTCTATTTTTGTTAATTCAAGAACGAAATTATTTTTCTTTTCTTGTATAGAAACGGTTTTAGCATTCTGTTCTTTATAAATTCTTTCTAAAGTAGAACCATTTTCAATAAAGAAGCTCATTTTACTTTTTGTCTCTTCTTCTGTTTTACTCTTTGTTTCGTCAAAATTCTTTTTTGCTTCTGATTTTTCTATATTTTTCTTATCATAGTTTTCGTTTGATTTACTTGAAAGTAAATTATTGTATCTATTGTTGATTTCAACAGTTTTATCAGAATATTCGCTATTGATAACATTATATTCTGCATTATATTCTGTTGTTGCATTTCTTACAATATCATTTATATTTTGTTCAAGTTTTGCAATCTCAACTTCTGCATTATGTTTTATGTCAGTTATTTTTTCATTCAATAGCGTATTTAATTCATTGAATTTTGACACTAAAAGAAGATTTACATTCTGAATCTCATTATTATAATTAAGCGTATATTGAGTTATCTCTTCTTGTAATTTCTTTAATGAAGATTGTTTTGTTTCAATTTCTCCAGATATTTCACTAACTTTATTTTTAATTAATTCAAATTTTTCATTTATTTGAGATAATCTATCTTCAAGTTCTTTTCTTTTGTTGATATGAAATTCTGTATGGTCTAAATCAACACCACATTGAGGACATTTATGTTGTAAATAGAAGTTTAGACTATTTATAATAGATTGTTTCTCAACTTCTATAGACTTCATAATATCGTTTGCTTTTACCAATCTTTCATTATCAACTTTTATACTTTCTTCATATTGAACCAGAATAGAATCTTTTTTAGATTTATTTTCATTATACTCTGCTGTTAATGTATCTTTTTTCTCTGAAATTTTTGAAATAAGTACGTTCTCTGCCTTCGTTTTATTGTTTTCAATCTCTTTTATGTCAGAATCACATTTTGCTTTTATTTCGCTTATTTTTGCGTTTATTTCTTCTGTTATTGCTTTAGTTCTTTCTTCGACAGAAACGATTTTTTTACTTTTTTCATTAAAATCATTTTGTATTTCTGATAACTCTGCATTTTTTTTGCTTTCTATTTCAACTTGATATTCTTTATAGTCATTATCATACTTTGTATCAATATCAGCAATCAAAGCATTGTATTTGTTGTTTATTTCTGTTTCCGTCTCTTTTGCTTTTGTAAGGAAATCTTGATATTCTGTACCGTTCTTACGTAAATTCTCTTTTGCCTCTTCTTCTTTTAATAAACTTTCCTTTAATGATTCTTCCAATTCTTTTATCTTTTCTCTATAAGATTCGATAATTTCGTCACGAGAATCATCAACCGTTTTCTTAATCTCTTCGATTCTTTCATTTGTATTTTTTAGAGACTCTTCTTTTGCGTCTATTAAAGAAGATTTACCAATAGATTTTTCTTTATATTCTTTTAGTTCTGCTTTTAGTTTAACAAGCATTTCATTAAAGACATCAGTATCAAAAATCTTATCAATAATTTTTCTTTTATCTGCAACTTTCATATTAATAAAAGACTTAAAATCATTGATAGACAACAAAATATTATTAGAGAAAACTTCAAATGGTATACCAAATAACTCTGTTTCAACCATTTTATCTAAACGTGGTTTTGAAGATACATTCTCTGATTTTTTATCTTTACTGTCTAATTTTTGACCACCTTCAATATCTATTTGATAAAAATCTGGTGCAATACCTCTCGAAAGAGAAACAAGACGATTATCATCTGTTTCAAATTTTACAGATGTAAACATATTGTCATTGAACCAGTTTGGTAGATTCTTACTCTGCACACGAGAAGATTTACCATATATTGCATATTCTAATGCCTCACAAATAGATGTTTTCCCGTGTCCGTTTTCTCCTTGTATAAGAATAAGACCATTATCCATATCAAATGGAATCTTTGTCATCTTATTACCATAAGAGCGAACATTTTTAAACTCAAATTCCTTAATCTTTGCCATATTAATAAATTACTATGTTATATTGTTTTTTCGTTTCAACTTTTTTCTCCATATCATAAGAGAAAGATAAATATTCTGACATACTCGGTGCGTGAAATCCTTCTATCATTACACCATCAAAAGAAGACATACTTTTAACTCCTTTCTGTTGTTTTTGATTTACTTCTTTATTATTATTACTACTTAAAATGACACAATCTTGACCGTATTCTTTTAACGTACAAGTATATACACTTGAAAACATATCTTTGAATATGTCATATAGTTTTTTGCCATTTTTACCACAAAACTTCATTTCGTTTGGTTCAACATTGAAATTTTGTTTATAATCGAGCAAGCAAGCACTTAATTCATTCATCATAAATTTAATAGTGCTACTTTCAGCCATAGCATCATTTTCCAATAACAATTTAGGAATCCTTATTGTTAATTCTGGCTGTTTTATTTCATTATCTAATCCAATTACATTCATCTCAAGAAACTATTTGCTAAATTCATTTTATTTATAAGTTCTTGCCTCGCTTTATCTTCGTCTTTTGCAACAGAAGCGGCATATTTTCTTTTTTCGGTCATATAAGAATTTATGTCTTTTGTTTCACACATAGTATTATTTTCTACGTATTTTTTGAAATAAGCAACATCATTTTTATTACCAACTCTATAAGTTTGATCTTCCATAAGAGTCATTCCTGTTTTGTAATAAAAAGCATTTTCAATACAACCATTTGGTATAATCAAATCACCTTGTTTAAATTCCATAACTATTCTTCTTTTTTTACTTGTTCGTGTAATTTTTGCATATAGTTAAGAATATCTTGAATTTCAGATTCTGACTTATTCTGTTCTTTCAAGATTGTTCTACTTGTTTCAATCATATCAAATTTCATCTTTGATAAATCTTCTATATTTGAAAGTTCTTTATTGTAATCTGGAACCTCTTCAAATTTAATTGTTCTCGGTTTAATACCTAATCCTATAATTTTTTCTGATAATTGAATAATATTAAGATTAGTATATGTTTTTGTATCACATAAAACGTGAACGAAACAATTATCTATTGCTTTCTTTGCTTCTTCTATAGAATAATCAAGCAAATCATAAATTAAAACCTTCTGAAAACGTGGAGAAAAAGTATTTTCAACAAAATTATAAGAGAAATTTTCACAATTTATGTAATAATAACCTTTTATATTACCTAAATCACCCCATTCTAATTGATATGGTGTACCAACGTATAATATATTATTCTTTTCTTGACGAATATGTATGTGTCCAGAAAAAATTTTCTTATATTTTGAAAAATTTGCTTTATTTATACCATCTTTGATTTCTATTCCACTATCATATTTCATTTCATTAATATCTGCGTGGCAGAATAGATAATCGGAATCATCTTTTGAAAGAAACTCATTTACTTCCGTATAGTTCTTATTCCAAGGCAATAATAATACTTTCTTACCATTAATAATTAACTGTTCTGGTTTGTCATAACAAATAATATTTTTATTTTTATCATTATTGACAATTTCTTGCACGTGTCTTACTGATGTAATATCATTATTGTCAATATAATAAGCATCATGATTTCCTACAATTATTCTGATTATCTTAAAATGTTTCTTTAATTCTTTTAGTAATTCTACAACATTTGTTAAAATCATCGTATTAATTGCTTCTCTCGAATTAAAAACATCTCCAAGAATAAACAATTCGTCTGTATCTTTGTTTAGACCATTTTCATAAGCACTTTTGACAAACTCATCTTTAAGATAGTCCATCATATAATCTTTCCACGATACCTGATTATTGTACTTTCCAAAGTGTAAGTCGCTTAAAATGAAAATTTTACCTATTGTTAAATTATCGTTTTGCATACTTCTATTATTTAATCGCAAAAATACGAAAAAATAAACAGAAAACAAAATAAATTAGAAAAATTTTACATCTACCTCTTTTGAAAATGAATCAACAGTAATTGCTTTATTATCATAAGAAAGTAGATTAAACAAAATTTCATAAGACATATTCGTCATATTACTGATAATTTCAAAAATATAAGAGATTTTGAAAAATTTTCTAAATTGTTCTTCTTTTATTAGTGAGAAATATAATTTTTCAAAAAACAAATTAACTTCTTCTTGTGTATATTTTTGAATTTTACCATTAACGGCATCATTATCATTCTTTTCGATTATTGTTTTAAGTTCTTCATCATTATTCATTACGTCATATACAAAATCTACCATTTCTGCGTAAAGAATACTGTCAAAATTGCAGCTATCCTTCATATAGATAGAAGCACCTACATCATCTATCTTTACCGACGAATAAAATTCAAAATCATCACCCTTTAAATTCTCACACGTTTTGTATGAGTTATTTAATATGGATTTTTTTCTTTTATTATCCAAAGTTTCCAATATATTTTCATTTTTTTATCGCTTATTATTATATAACGATAAAAAAATGAAATATGTTAAAATGGTGCTTTTTCTCCATTTGCAGGGTCAAACGGCATATCATAACTTTGTGGATAATTATAATTTACGCTTTGAGTTGGTCTCTGAAATTGTGGCTGTTGTGGTTGTGTTGGTGGAACAGCAACTTGTTTTGCTTCAACAATTTCCGTTTGTCCCGTAGAACTTTCACTTGGTCTTACAAACTTTGTCGTATATACAGGTTTTGTTTGTGGTTGAAAATCGTTTATAGGAGTTGTTGGTTGGAAAGTCGTTTTTGGTATCTCCGATTCTGTTACAGTAAGAGGTGTTTGTTGCTCTACAACCGGATTTTCTATTATTGTAACGCTCGGTGTAGAAATATCTATAGTTTTATTTTCATCCGCTTTCTGTACTGCAAGCATAGCGGCACTTTCAGTAGAATCCTTAATAGACATTTCTTCATTCTTCTTATCATCAGAACTCATAAAGAATCTAACATTACCTTCTTCAAGTCGATAATACTTAAACATTTTCTCATAATCGGAATATGCACCCATATATCCGTTATCTCTATTTGCAACGCACTTGAGTTTTAAATTTATAGAGCCTTCTGGACTTATAATACCAACAAGTGTATCAACTGTTGCAATAACACCAGAAGATTCTGCTACATCGTCCATACCCAAATCATCTGCTGTAAAAGCTGATTGTTTTGCTTGTGTAGCAGTAACAACGCACCATAAATTTCTTCCTGCTATTTTACGCAATTGTTCACAAGTCTTTTTGATAGGCATATAAGTTCCACCGTCAGAACCACCTACACCACTAAGGTTAAGTAAGTTTAGATAATCAACAAAAATAACGTCGAACTTTATACCTCTTTTTTTCTCTATTCTTTTACAATAATTTTCAATATCAAAAGCATTAATACTACCAGTCGGATATTCTTTTGTAATTAAAACACCGTGATTTGGATTATTTCTTTCGTATTCTTCTTGATATTGTTTTTCAAGTCCAAGACATTCTTCGTTTTTAAAATTATCATATTCTGAATAAGGAATGCTAAAAAGGTTTGAACCAAGTCGTTTTGTATATTTTCCTGCCGATAATTCTACCGTTATAAGACAAACATTTAATCCTTTGTCAACGGCACGTGCCGCCATGTTACTTATAACAAGAGATTTACCTACTTTTGGTCTACCAAATAGAACAATAAATGTTTTTGGTTCATATCCACCACCCAAAACTTTATCAAAAAATTCAAATCCTGTTCCTTTGGTATTCTTTTCTTGTTGAATATGTGATGTTGGATTAAATAAATCAAGTCCTTCATTATCATTTGTAATATCAACGTCTATATTTTCACCAAGTTCACGTTTTACATAATCAAACGTGGTATCAATAGACATAGGATCTACCTTGTTTGTCTTAATATTTACAGCAACTTTATTAATCTGTGCATTAAGAATTTTTATTTTAATAAAAGATACAAGGTATCTATAAACAAAATCAACGGTGTATTGAGATAGATTTACTTCTGTCGAATCTTTGAAGTCTGCTTTTTCATATTTGATATTTTTTATCGTCAACACATTCTCCAATTCTTCCAAACTTGGAATATTATGGAAATTATTATAGAAAAATTTCATTTCTTCTATAATAGAAACGTGTAATGGTAGGATAAAAAAAGATGGTTGTAATAAACAAAGTAATCTATTTTTATCTACCTTGTGACCACCGTCATCGGCAAGTTCAAAGTCATCGTTTTTATATAAGAGATAAGTAATAATTACTTTCTCAAAAGACTCTATATTTTCTTCAAAATTAATCATTTAAATCAAAGATTATTTGTAATGCTTTTTTTGTTAATGTAATTTGTGTCTTGTTTTCATCTAACACAATAAATTCGTAATCAAAAAGATGTTGTAATTGTTCTTCATTATTGATTAACAATTTTGCCTCTTCATAAGGAAGAACAAAATCTTTTTCAGACCAATTCTTTTTAGATTTACGTTTTGATTTTATTTCATCAACCAAAAGCATTACTAAATCGGTTGAAATACCTAATGAAAAATCAGAGACCACTTTGTATGATCCTGTTAGGTACTTAATTGCTAAATCCTTTCTAAATTCCATACCCATATTATATTTGAGTGCAAAAATACAAAATTAAATTTAAAAAAACAAAAAAACACGAGAAAAAATCTCGTGTTTTCAAAAAACCAAAAATAACATAAACTGACAACCTATTCAGTTGCAACTTCTTCTGTTGCACCGTCAAGCATATCCATAATTTCATCTGCCGTTTCTAAACCATTACTATATTCAAATAATGGTTTGATAACATTTTCATCCATTTCGTGCAAAACTTCATTAGTAAAGACTTTTGATGTGAATGTTTCTGCAAAAGGAACTTCTTCGTCTGAACTTTTTACAACCCATTTTTTACTTCTCATATTTGGATTAAGTACAGCTACCCATTCACCTTTTTTGTCTTTCCACGATTCTGTACGCAAACCGTCTGTTCCTTTTTTGAATTTCTTCTCAAATTCTTCTTTAGTATACAAGTTACCAAAAGCAACGTGACAAATATCCCACGTTAAATATTCTTGTAAACCAACATAAGGATTCATACCGTGAGTCCAAGACAAATTAAATTCGATTTCGTGTGGAACTGCTGTTCTATTCTTTTTCGGTCTTGAACGAATTATTACACCTTTCTTTTCTTTTGTTTGCTCATCTTTGATAAAATTACGAACTGCGAGCATTAAAATATAAGAAGGAGAATAAACTGCACCACCACCACCAGCAGTAACTTCTTTTTCGATAGCAAACATATCAAGGTTTGCAGAGGTATGATTTGTATAGACAAACGGAATACACAAATTAGACAAATCAAGTGTTATTGTTCTAAACAATGCTCTAATTGCTTTTGCTCTTTTACCCATATCTTCTGGGTCCCGACCTTTTTCTGCATTTTCAACTTCTGAATCTGTATTCAACATACCAACAGAATCGACAACTAATGCAACTTTTTCGTTAAACCCTTCTTCTGCTTTTAATTCTTTAATTGTAGATGTAAGAGTATTGATAAAAAATTTTAATTTAGAATAGGTTTTAATATCTCTGATATAAGTAACATTGACATTTTCGTCTTCTTCTTGTGAAGCAGTCAAACCAAAGTTTTCAAAAGTTTTATTATCCAACGCTCCTTCTGTATCAACATAGTAAATATGATACCCCAAATCTGCCATACCTTTTACCATATTAAGGCACAAGAAAGATTTACCAGTACCAGAAGCACCAGCCAACATAATACTTTTAGCGTCAGGTAAACCACCAAATAAACTACCAGACACTTGGGCATTAAGTAAATAGTTTCCAAGTGGAATATTTACTGTTGATTCGCCTCTTGTTTCAAAAAACTTGCAATGTTCTGTCTTATTGTCTAACTTTTTAGATAAAGACTTGTTTAATTTTGCTAAACCACCCATATTATTAATTTTTAATTATTATTGTTATTATTTTTTTTCATGTTTTCTTTTAACTCTAAATTCTTATTATAGATTTCTCGACCTTTTTCTTCGCCAAAAGTATCTATAAAATGTTTTAGTGATTCAGAGTTTTTCTCTGCTTGTTGATTCATTTCGTTAATATCCCAATTATCTTGTAAAGCACCAGATATTTTTTTACCATATTTTATAGCAACTTTAATTTTCTCGCACTTTTCACTTAATGTTGTTGGGTTTTTAACAACACCTTGTTTTACAACGTCCCTCAACATTTTACGTCTTTCAGAACGAGAAATAAACTTTACTGGTCCGTTATCTTTATCAATGTAATTCATGTTTTATATTATTTTTTAACGTCAACAATCAAACAATCTGTAGAAATAAATGTTGTTGCAATACTTGTTGCATTAGTAAGTGCAGTTTTTGTTACCTTTGCTGGGTCAATAATTCCATTTTCAATGAAATCCATGAACATTTCTGCGTTTACATTATAACCAACATTTTTATCTTCTATAGTATCGTTAATTTCATTTTCAATATCATTATTATTAATACCAGAATTTAATAAAATTTGTCTGAAAGGTTTCTTTATTGAATTAAAGAAAGATAATTCTATTTCGTCTGTTGTTTCTTTTTCCAACTTCAATGCCGCACGATATAAAGTAACACCACCACCAGCGACAACACCATCTTTAGCAGCTGCTCTTGTTGCCGATATTGCATCATCAATTCTATCGTTTTTTTCTTGAATTTCAATTGTTGTAGCACCACCAACTCTGATAATAGAAGCACCATTTGTTAATTTACCAAGACGTTCTTGAAGTAATCTTTTTGCCATTTTATCTTTGGTGTTTTCTATTTCTTCTTTGATTGTTTCAACACGTTCTTTAAGTAAATCTTCATTGCCTCTACCACCAATAATAGTTGTATTATCTTTTGTAATTATAATTTTTTCACAAGTTCCCAAATCATCAACGGTACATTTTGCAACTGTCAAACCAGTATCAATCATAAGTTGTCCACCAGTGAAAATTGCAATATCTTTCATCATTTCTCTTGTCAAATCGCCAAATCCAGGACATTTAACACAAGCACATTTCAATACTCCTTGAACTTTATTCATAATCAAACCTTGCAGTACCGTATTATCTATCATTGGCGATAGAATAATCAATGGTCTATTTGAAGTAATTGCTTTTTCAAGAATATGAGCATAACTTTGAAATGTTACAGATTTTTCAAGTGTTAATAGAATATATGGATTTTCATATACTACATTTTGTTTTTGGGTATCAGTAACAAAATAAGGTGAAATATAACCATTATCAAATTTATAACCTTCAACGTGTTCTACCTTTGTCTCAAAATCATTAGAAACATCAATCTCTACAATACCATCTGCACCAACTTCCCAAATAGCTTTTGAAACAACAGAACCAAGTTCTTCATCATTGTTTGCAGATATTTCAGCAATTGCTTTCATGTCTTCAAGTGTTTCGATAGGTTTCTTGTTTTCTTCAATATATGCAATAACCTTTTTTAATGCACTATTATAACCTCTCTTAATTCTGTTTACATCATTAATACCATCTTCAATAAGATTTAATTCGTTGTGTATTAATTCTTGAGCAAGAACAGTAGATGTTGTTGTTCCATCTCCTGCAACGTCGGCTGTTTTGCTTGCTGCTTCACGAATCATTTTAGCACCAAGTTCTTCACCCTCTGTTTCCAATATTACATTTTTAGCAACGGTAACACCATCTTTTGTTGAATATGCATTAGTTGCAGAACTACCATATACAACATTTTTACCTCTTGGACCAAGAGTTACTTTTACTGCATCTGCCAAAGTATCTACACCTTTTAAAAGAATGTTTCTTGCATCTTCGTTGAAATAAAGTTTCTTCGCCATTTTGTTATATTTTTTTCTCTGCAAAAATACGAAAAAAAATCCAAAACTCAAAATAAATAATAAAAACTTTACAAATAACATAAAGACGATATGAAAATTAATTTAGAAAGTCTAAAATCTAGTGGCGTTTACACATTCGAGTATGACGCAAGCCAAACACTTTCTGAGACAACTGAATATGGTCGATTGATTATAGGTTCAAGTAAATCTGGACCTTTTAATACCATCGTTCAATTACAGAATGACACTCAAAAGAAAGCGATATATGGCTCTAATGACCGTGCTTTAGAGAAAAAAGGTAGTTACTTCCATAAATCTCTTGAAGTTTCATTAAGAGAAGGTCCTGTTTATGCTATGAATGTATTGCCAGTTGATACAGCAACAACAACAGAAGAAAATCAAGACTGTGGTTATGTAACAACATTCAATACAGATTCTGCTTCTACAGTATCTGGTGAGGAAATTAAAACACCTCTATTGTATCTTTTTGACAGACAGAAATTCTGGAAAGCAAGTAATGTTGCATTAAACAGAGCAAAAGATTCTGATTATGGTTATTCATTATTGAAACCATATAAGAATAAAGTTCTTACATTCTCAAATGCAAGTCAAAGAACAGTAACTGTATTTGTTCAAAAATCAAGTATAACTGGTTATGATATTACCGTATCTGAATGGTATAAATCACAAGGAGACGATGTTTACGTACCAGAATATTTAGCTGACGACGACTTAATTTCTGATTATATGGTAAATGTATTCGTTGTTGAGGGAGATTGGACAAATTATAGAAAACTTAACGCAGACCCTGTTTATACTCGTTATTTCGACCAAACTGGTTTAATTAAAGATAAAGTTAATGAGTTCTTAATGCTTAAAGGTGTTAATGTAATTGTTAATGTAAGTGGTTGTTTAATTCCAGACTTTAAAGATAATAATGGAAGTATTATCGCTATAGACAGATTATTCAATAACTATTATGCTTCTTCTCAAATGATTTGTGCTATCGACCAAGATAAATTAGATGAGATGACGTTAGAAGCAGAACAATTTGTTGAAGATGATGTAACAACACAACGTGTTGATATTGTTGGTAACGGTATCAACGAAAACGCTTCTAAAATGTTGAATGTTCTTTCTTATAAAGCACCTATCCAAGAAAAGAATAATTTTAATGTACATAACTTCAATAAAGATAAAGAACTTGACGTTGATTGTTTATTCGATTATTCTGACGAAACACCAGTTGTTGTAAATCATATCGTTGCTTTAGAAACAAGTGATTTATATAAAATGTATTCAGCAGGATATTTAAATACTGGTGATAAAGTAGAATGCGAATCTTTGTTTGAAGGTGTAAAATATGCTAAAGTTGAAAAAGCAACTTTCTCTTACATTTACACAACAGAAGATGATAAAGGTGAAGAAACTGATATTACAGTAGAATTACCTTGTATCAATGTATTCTTGTACGAAGATTCTTCTATAGCAACTCTTTATGATATTCCAAAAACAGCAGAAGATTCTGTTGCAATGAATTTCGATTTCTGTAAAATCGGATTGGGTGATTTAACAAAAACATTTGATTTGGATAGTATCAACATTGGTTATACTTATGATGATGCAACACCTAATATGATTACTTTCGATTTCAGCAGTTATATCAATGCTGATAAAACATATGTTAATAATGCTGACGTTGCTAAAAACGCAATTTATGACGAATTTATGAGTTTCTTAAAAGTAAATTCATACATTTATGCTAAAGTAGATGGTATTAGACCACGTATGTTAAAGATAATGACTGTTGCAAACAAAGAAAAAGGCGATAACCGTGTTGTTGTTGTTAAAACATTGTCTCCAATTATGGATTCTGTAAGTGGTATTGGTTGTGAAAACGGTATCATAACTTTCTGTAAAGGTATTCAAAATTTTACAACAGCAATTTGTGGTTCTAAACTTTCTCCATTCAAAGTAAGAGAACAGTTGTTACCAAACGGAACAGCAGAAAGACAAGATGAGATTTTGAAATTCTTATTTGAAGGTTCTAATTTGGCTACTGCAATTGCAGAATCAGAAGAAATTGATATTCGTTATATCGTAGATTCTTATGAAGGTCAGATTACTTCTAATTCTAAATACTATTTGTCTAAATTGGCTGCTACACACGCTAAATGTGGTGTATTCACAAACGCTCCTTCAATGAAACAATTTGAAAACTGCGATGAACCTAAATTCATTGATACTGCAACTGGTTTGTTGAACACGAAATATATTGCAGACGGTGGTAATTTGGATTTGAATCCATCTGTAACTTATGGATTTGCTTCTGATACAGTTAATGGTGTTCCTATTGAATCGTTCACATTCCCTTGTATTCCTAATCTTACAATTAGTGAAAACGGTGTAAGACGTTCAATGGTTCCTGCTCCTTATGTTTGTAACGCATATATGAGAAAATTTGAAGCAAATTCTCCTTATGTAATCGTTGCAGGACAAACAGGTAAATTAACAGAAAACGAAATTGTTGGTGTTGAATACGAATTTACAAAATCTGATAGAGATAATTTGGAACCAGCCGGTTACAATTTAATTATCCAAAGAAGAAGAGAAGGTATAATGTTATTCTCTAACAATACCGCTTATCAATCAGTAAAATCTGCTTTGAATAACGCACATGTACGTGATACTCTTATCACTATTGAAAAACGTATTGAAAGAATATTGTTTAACTTCTTATTCAGATACAATACAGCGATTGTTCGTAGCCGTGTAAAAACTCTTGTAGACAATTATTTGTCAGAGGTTCAACTAAATGGTGGTATCGCTTCTTTCACTACTCAAATAGATGAAAATAACAACGATACTTACGTACTTGAAAACAACTCTGCCGTAATTGATATTCAAGTAAACTTCAATAGAGGTATTCACAAATTCGTTAATAAGATTACAATCACTCGTGCAAACGGAGAATTGTCAATCGTACAATCAGGATTCTCTGACCTATAACAGAGAATTTAATAACAAAAAGAAAGCCGAATCAAACGATTCGGCTTTTTTTTAGTTTTTTTCTAAATATTGTTTTAGGGAAATACAGTAGTTTTTCTTTTCTAAATCTAATGATAATTGTTTTCCGTGATTATCTTCTTTTTTATTATCATTATCATCTACTTCAAAAGATTGTCTTTCATATTTAAATTGAGTAACGTATTGTTGCATATCTTCTTTTGCCCCAGGAAAAGGCAAAGGTTTTTTCTTTTTTTCTGCAATATTATTTTGTAGATTAACTTCCCAAGATTCTAATCTCGCACAAATTTCATTTACTAACTCGAAGAAACGCTTTCTCTTTTTTGCATAATCCATTGTTATTCTGATATAGACAGCCATAAAATCATACATCTTATTAGATGTTTCTGGTCTTGGGTCTATCCATTCAATACCAAAACCTTTACAAGAATATTTTTTTCTTATTTCTTCGGTTATTTTTCTTAATGTGTCTGATTTATGATGAAAGAAATTATTGGTAGAACGACAATCTTTAACCAATTGTGGTAAATCCATTCTTAAAACCAAATCATACTGTTTCAGAACTCCTGGCTCTGATTTGAAACTTAATAATGACCTATATCTGCTCATCGCTTTCTTCTTTAATTTTCACCAAATATAACTCTTTATTTTCAATTATGCAAGGACCAATCATTTCTGAATACTTATTTTTTGATTCATAAGTAATATCACTTGAATAAACAACATCATATCCTTTTTCTCTATATTGGTTTATTTCTTCTCTTGTAATAAGTTTTGTAGAGTTTTCATAAACTTTCATTTTCTTGTCATTATCTGATGTAACAGTCGATTTTGCTAATGTTCCAGAACCTTTTTCTTGTATAAAATTTCTAAAGTTTCTAATTACATTGCCTCTGAATATCGTTGTTGTTTTATCGAAAACAGGATAATAACATTCTAAATCAATACTAAATTTAATTGATTGTTTTTGGTCATCGTTAAATCCAAAATCAATTTTTTTATCGTGCGTAAAAGAAGCGTCGAGAGACATATTAGCACGAATTTTCTGGTCTCTAAAACTAAAATTAACTACATCGTTCTTAAATACTCCCTCAAAAATACCTTGTAATATTCTAAAAGATTGTACGGTATCGTCTGTTCTTATACTAACACTATATTTCAAAGATAGTGGTAATACGTATAATACAGAAGAAGCACCTTTTTTAATTGGTAAATCGTTTTCGTCGTATTCTGTAACGATATGATTACCTCTTACAAATTTATTTGTCATAGAACCAGTTTTTACTGCTATAGAATCCAATGTAACAATAGCAAATGGTTCTCTATCAAAATCACCATCTACATATTCTACATTGTGACAAGATGTCGAATAATTTGTAAAATAGTCTCTCATAAATTGACTATCTTGTGATTTATTATAAAATACTGGTACTGGATAAGTAACTATTTTACCATTTTCCACTTGTTCAAGGAAAAGGTATTCTTCAAGATACTTCATTACAGCAATTGAAGCATTTCTAAAGAATATATCATCTATGTTTTTTCTGTCGATCATATAAATAAAAAAAGGGAGGTTTTTGACTCCTCCCTTTTATTTATTTCTACAAAACACATCGTAGTTTTTCAGCAAGTTCAGAAATTATATTTTGAACAGTTTTTAATCTTTCGTTTTGTATTTTTACATCATCAATTTCATCTGATTTGACAACATTTTCAGCAATCTTTGAAATTGAATCTGAAAGTTTTACTAAATTATTTCCGATTTCATTTTTTCTTTCTTTAATAACAGCACGAAGTTTATTATCTTCTTTTACTTTTTGTTTATGTTTTTCGTCAAGAAAATCTTCGTATAAACTTACAATATTTTCATATTCTACTGTAGAAAAACTATTTAAAGTATATTCTAATCCGTCTGAATAAACACGTCCATATTTAGTCATTGCAATATATACCTTTTTACAGTCTTTATCAATCTTATAATAAGAATCAACGCCAGATATACCATCTAATACGACTTTATTTAAGATGTCTGCATTATTAAGAACGAAGTCAAATTTTTTAACTTCTTCTTCGGCATATCTTACAAGAATATCAAAAATTTCTTCTTCTGTAACATCGTAAAAATTACAAACATATCTTCCAACACATACACCATTTGTAAAAATAAAAAAGTTATAATTTTCTTTAGAATTTTTATTTTTACTAATTATTATTTTGTATATTTGTTGTTTTTGAGTATAAGGATCTCTACCATAAAGATTAAACTCACCATAATATTGCAAATCAATTGTTTGTTGATATTCAACATCAACAACAGTTGCTTTACTAATTCTATATTTTCTATTCTTTTCAAGGTTTTCGTACATACCCTCAAGTATCGTTGCTCCTTCTGCTGCTTCTGGCGAACAGAAAACTCTACCTTTACCTGATTTGTGACGTTCTATTGCCTTTTCTAAAACTTCTTTATCTTTCTTTTCTTTTTCTAATTTTAATATTGTCTCTTTAATTTTTTCTTCATTATACTCACATGCTTCACATATTTTTCTAATTTCTTCTTCACTTATAGTAGGATATTCTTTCTTTTCTTTTTCTATTTTTTTTTCTATGTTTTCTTTGATTATCTCCCTTACCTTTTCTTCATCAAATCCCCAAACTCTACACATATCTTTTATTTTTGAGTCTTCTTCGCTCATAAACTTCGTGTCTCCAATTTGAAGAGGTTCTACATTGCCATCGCAATCATTTTGACCACAATCACAATCTGAATCAATTTTTTCTTTTTCATCGAATTTATCAATAAATTCGTTTGTTGCATTGATTCTTGCTACATTTTCTCTGGTAACTGTTTCAATACCAGAACTTTTTTTTAATTTTCCCATAATATTTATATTTTTTTTGATTATTCTTCTACATATAAAATATCATTAACCATTACTATTTTATATTGATTTCCTTCAATAGTAATTGGAAGTCCACACATTTTTTGTACAATAACGTGGTCTCCTGGTTTTAGATTTTCACCCTCTCTATTAACTAAATTACCAATAGCAATTACAGTAGCAGTTGTAACTGTTTGTTGTGCTTCATCTGGAATCAACAATCCTCCTTCTGTTACCGTTTTTGCTTCGTCCATTTTAACGATTACTCTTTCGTGTAATGGTCTACCTTTCAATGTTTCCATATTATATTTTTATTTTTTTTACTTTATTTGTTTTTGTATTCAATTCAAAAAAGCATTCGTGAGAATGATTATCTGTAATTACCAACATTTCTTCTCCGTCAATATAAATTGTTGGTGGAGTATCTAATTCTGTATGACCGACAACTTGTTTTTCAAAATACATATTTTCTGATAAAGAACGTGGTCTAATCCATAGAGGTCCTTGTGTCGGGTCATCACCATACATATTATAACCACAAAAATCAAAAGACCTACATTTTAATACAAATGTTATTGCATCGTTATAATTATTAATGCCAAACTCTTGTGTAAACACACCCAATAATGCTTCAAGACGTTTTTCATCAGAGTTTGTCCAATTAATTCTATAATAATCTGTTGGTTTTTCTTTTTCTTTCATTCTCTTTTTATTAAGAATGAGCCAAAAATCATCACCAAACTCTTTCTGTAGGTTTATTAACTTTATTAATTCTTTAAAAATATTATTAACTTCATCTAATGAAGAAAATTTATTTTGACGCATCCAAACAGAAGAAAATCCTGCATGAGAAAATACCCAACCATCATATTCAACAGCGATTTTAAGGTATTCTGAATTATCTATAAGTACATTTTTAATTTCTTTTGATTTAAATGCTTGATAACCACTACATTTAGTTCCAGTTATATACTGCATATCGTGATTACCAAGTAAAATATCAAAATTATTACAAGATTTAATTGCTTCTATTCCACGTTGAAAATTCTTTATAGGTTTATTATCTTCCCAATCATGAGACCACGTATCAAACCAATCTCCTAACTGTACTACTTTATCATAGTTAGAAAATTTAGGAATTAGTTTTTGCCAATTCTCGTTTTCGTGTATGTCAGGAATTATTAAAACCCTCATTATTTTTCAACTTTTATAACATCAGAATCTTCGCCAATATTATTACTTAAAAAGTATTTCTTTGCTCTCTCAAAATACAAATCTTCTATCTGATATGTGATTCTAATTGCTTTCTTATCTTCTGTATATTCCCAGTAAAAACTCTTTAATATACTAGAAGATGGTAATGCAATTTCTTCATCATCTATACGAATAGAATAATTACCTTTGTTATTTTTTTCTACTTTTACATCACCTATGCCATTCTCTGAATAAGCATATATAAATCCTTGATGTTCGTCGTTTTCTGTAAAAAATTTCATAGTTTTATAATATTTTTGTATAACTTTTATATTCTTCTATATTAACTTTTGTATTATTATCTATCATTCTATCAATGAAAATAGTTAATTCTTTTGGTATGATATTTTCTGCCAATCTTATCATTGTTATATTAAATTCTAAACCTTTTTTTATCTCTTCAATTTCTTTTATATCTTCTAAAGAAAAAATATCAAATATTTGTTGAGCAATTAGGTTTAATAAATCTTTATCCTTTATATCTATTTTGTTTAATATTTCTGTATCGCTATATTTCTCTTTTAAAGAATTATATACAATATCAGAAACTTTTGCTTTTGTTACATTTACTATTTTCCCATTTCTTGAAAAAGAATAGCAAGGGAAAATATTATCAGAAGATTTATCACCACATAGTATTTTTGTAAATAATTCATATGTTGGATTGACTTCATAATTATTATAGAATCTATCAGATAATGTTTTTATGATATTATCAAAAGAAGATGGTAAAAATGCATTATTTTCTGATAAGAAGTCATAAATATTTTCTTTTTGTTGTGTATTTTCTTTTCTTCCCTCGATAGTAAACATTTTTCTGCGTAATGTTTTTTTATCGTTTGGTCCAAGTATACACACGTTGTTATCTAATAGTTGATGTAAGTCGCTATCATTTGACCAAATAAAAACATCGTTATCTTTCTTAAATTTATATGTAAGATATGCAATTATATCATCTCCCTCTAATCCCTCAACAGACACAAAGTTAATTCCTTTAACACATAAAGAAAGATTATATATAATATTATTAGAAATGTATTTTACAAGTTCAGAAACTTGTTCTTTTTTATCATTATCAATTTTTCTGTTACTTTTATATCCGTCTGAAATTTTATCATAATCTGGTCTGTTTATGAACAAATCTTTATATTTCTTATAATAAAATTTTCTCCAAGATACTTTATCGAAACAAAAATATACATTATCAATATAATTTAAAGAATGAAGAATATTATAAAAATATTTGAAAATAATTTCTTT